CTACAACGAGTACATGATCAACATGAACGACAGCGCGGCGCGCGCGCAGGCCGAGGATTCCGGCACGGGGATTCGCTCCGGCAGCATCTCCGTGAAGGCGAGCGTGACGGCGGTGTACGAGACGAAGTAAACCGAAGCGAAAAGCGACTTCTGCCGAAAAGATAAATTTTTTACCGAAAGGGCTTGCATTGTTCGGCGACTTCTGGTATAATACATTTCGTTGCCGACGCTGATGTAGCTCAGTCGGTAGAGCGCATCCTTGGTAAGGATGAGGTCGCCGGTTCGAATCCGGCCATCAGCTCCACGAAAAACCCTTGAGTTTCTTAGAAAACTTGAGGGTTTTCTTTTATGCTCTGGAAGACGCCAGACCTCATCTTTCCCTTTTTGTTCCATCTGATGTTCCATAGACACTCATTTTTTCTTGTGCCTGCTTATATAATTCAGGTCTATACTTGACGTATCTTTGTTCCGTTACGTCCGTTTTTTGATGCCCCAAAAGACGAGCGATCATGTCGATGGAAATGCCGGATTCTCTCCACTCAGTTGCACAAGTGTCTCTAAAGTCATGCGCCGAGTATTCCTCTATTCCGCATAACTTGCGGATTCGATCGAACGATCTGCGATATTCCGTATAGCTCAAGGGATGCTCTCGTTTCAGATCGCAATAACTATTCAATACGAAGCCGGTTCGCTCCCTCGGGCTAAGTTGAGCAAGTAGCCCTTGGGGAATTGGTATTACTCGTTCTTTACCGTTCTTCGTCGTCTTTACTTCCGGAGCCGATCTTCCCGGATGCACAACAGCTCGTCGAATATGAATGCAGTCACGTTCCGTATCAATGTCCTCCCAGCGTAATCCAAGAACTTCTTCGATACGCATCCCTGTAGAGCATAATAAAGCCGTCATACGACGTTCTCGAACATCCATGACGGGAATCGTATTTCGTACTGTCGCGATCTTATCAGGCGGTATCGCTTTATGATGCACTGTAGGACGACCTTCGATCTTCAGTCTGGAAGAATGCAGTGGGTTTCGCTTTATGTATCCGTCTTCTACAGCACCATCAAAAACCGGAGACATAATATTCTTGATCTTCAGGATAGTTTCTTTGGAGTACGTCTTCGCCAATTCGTTAAACCACTCCTGAATGTCACCTGTGGTAATACCGTCGATTAGAGTGTCGCCGAACCTTGGGATAATGTGATTCTTAAGGATTCTTTCACGATTTACCATCGTCGAGGTGCTCTGTGAGGACTTATAGGTTCGGACATAATCACGAAGATAGTCGCCGAATTTTACTGAGTTTTTTCTTCCATTTTGATTTTCGTCGACTGAGCTTTCAATGAGCTTTCTATAATTCTCGAGTAGATCAGCCATGGTTTGACCTGTTACCCAATGTCCCTTTCCTCGAACCGTGACGTACTGTTTTAATCGTTTAGCCATATCATCTTCTCCTTGTCCTGCATCGAATATTCCGCTGTCAAGGAGCGCGAGGGATAGCAAGATTGTTTGCCGAACCTCATCCTTAGTGTACATTTTTGTATCGCTCATGTCAACCTCCACAATAGACTTTTCTTGACATTTGCTGTAGTTGCAGGTATAATAGACTTGTTCTCATACAGAAGCCGCTCAAGGCTTTTTATAGGAAGGAGGTGATGCCATGAGTTTGACGTACTCTTGCCCCGGCAAAAAGGGGAACACTGTTTACGGCACCGCAGCTTTGCTTCGGAAAATGACCGTCGATCTTGATACCGCGAAAAAGGTTCAGGAGGTAATGGACAATGAAACCAAGAAGACCAACAAATCTTCATCAAAAGTCCAATAATTTCGGATCATCAATCACTTGAGCGGCTTCTGTATGAGAACGAAAGAACCCGGCTGTTACGGTCTATTTCTAGGCTTGGATTCCACATCTTGATTACTCTGCGCTGGAAGTTTCTTCTGTCGCAGTTTTTTTAGTCACGAGATCCGTGAGAAAATCGATCGCGGCATAGAGCATGCTCAAATTCTGATAGCCCTTAACCTCGATGCTGTTCAGCGTCTTGATGACACGCAGAATATCTTTTTCATTGACTTCCATATCAGTTCTCCCTTACGATTACGACGGGTTCATAGACGAACTCATGAAGATTGTCTGCATCTACGCCAAAATCCAGATACATTCGCTTGACACCATAGACTTGCGCCATATGATCTTCAAGGCGGCATCCGGCTGACTCATAATAGCATGGCAGGAAGAAGCATACGTCTGCCTGACTCATGATCTCCGTACACTTAGCCATGTATTCCAAAGGCGTGAATTTTGAGGTATCATAGTCTTCGAAGTATGTTGGAAGAATTTCGCAATCTGGATAGTAGATTCGAGCAACTTTGATACCATTTTCTCGATCAATCTCGATTCGCTCCTTGGTTAGACCAGCCATTGGCTGAGAGATATAAACTTTCATGCTTTCCTCCAATTATAGCTTCAGAACGGTTGCTGTTGCGGTTGATAAAGCAGCTTTGTTAAGTGTCGCTTCTTTAGCGGTTGAAGCCGTATAGCTCACGATATCGCCGCATGCTCTGACGACCGTACTATTCTGTCGATACAGAGTTTCCGAATCGTGAGCGGTACCGATTGTCGTTACCGGACTCCCGGCAGTGTACAACGTTCCATCGTATTTGATTGCGCGAACGGAAGCGCCTCTCGCAATGACATCGCCGGGACTAGATGCCCAATATACCATTTGTTTCTGAGAATACTTGCCATATGTGCCAGAGGAACTTTGGGCATAATACTTCAATGTATTCCGGGTTCCCTGCTTTGGAAATGTACCTCCGCCACCAGTGTAGTATGTTCCGGAACTATAATCGGAACCGATCGTAGTAACCCTGTTGCCTGCTTGATATAAAGTTCCGTCGTAAACAACCGCTTTAACTTCTTCGCCCTGAATTCGATAGAACTCGCCGCCTACGAAAATCTGTTTTCCAACGGCACTAACTCCATTCGCCAGTAATTTCGATGGCGTATACTCTGTGTATAAAAGCGGTAGCGTGTCGTAACCTTCAATTGCTCTATGTGCCATACCTTTCAGTATGGCGAGGACTATATCACCAAGAAAATACTTCCATTTTGATTTTCTCAGGCCTGCCGCTTTGGCCGAAGCCTACTCCCCCGCCGGGGATAGTCTCTGAACATTACCCTGTTCGGGTCTTAGCTGCGCCGATTGTCCAATCCTTATCGATTTTTAGAGCATTCGCACTCAGGCCTATTTCATCCTCATGCTGTAGCTGACAAGGCTCTAAGGAGTTCCCCGCAATTCAACAGGTCCGCGCCTAGAATTTAAGCGAAGGTGATCGTGTCTCCGTAAGCTGGCGTATATGTCGTTGGGACAAATGCCTCACTCGTTCGAAGAAACGTAACATACTTATCGCCTTCGAGATGAATTCCGTAAGTTGACGCCTGCGTAAAATCGGTTACGACTTTGACTGAGTCCGGATTAACAGTGGCCCCTTTGTATCGTAATGGGCCATTAACCGTGAGCATATTAGTCGACGTATCATGGGCATTGAGATCACCAACGAAAATATGCTGACCGTTTAACAGTCCGACAATCGCCGTGGCTGATGTGAGATCCGCGACGTAAGCTTTCGTTGCGTAAAGTTCTTCGATGGTCGCTTTTTTCGCATACAACTTTTTGATGTTTGTAATCTCGCTATTGATATCCGTAATGTCGGTATCAATTGACAAAACACTCTGCTTTATGCCGTCGACGTCTTTAATTGTCAACTCGAGGCTGCCCTGAACTTTATTGATCGAATCTGTTACGTCAGCCCGAATGCTGCTGTCTGTCTGTGTGATCTTGCTGTTAAGACCTTCAACTTTGTTGTTGATCTCAGAAGTAAGCGAAGATTCGGTTTGAGTAATCTTAGACGATAACGTGTCAAGGCTATTCTTGACATTGCTGATAATCTGTCCGTCGCCGATATCAAGCGCTGCTGTAATCTGACCAAGGGTTCCACCCGGCATACTCTCGAGATGGATCTTTCGATCCTTGATCGTGAGAACGCCGTCTACTTCGGTAATGAATTTTTCAAGTAGACTCGCTGCCGCAGCGCCACCTGCACCACTTCGTTTTGCTTTCGAGGCAGTACTGGATGTACTACTGGCTGATCCGGTGAGGGTTCGATCTTTTTGAATTGTAATCTGATTCGGGTCAGTCAATGTGTACTGATCTTTGTCTGGGGACGTTAGATCGAGCTCCACTGCGGTACACATTAACGTTCTGCTTATTTCGTGTGGCTCAGATTCGATAACGATATCATCACCAAGATTGAACGACTCAATCGTCGGATAGAAAGTATGGAGATCAAAAGCCTTAACGTTCAGCTCCGGAGGAATACCTTTATAGTTATCGTCCATATATTTTTCAGCTTTATGGAGAAGCGTATTAGGATCCTCGACATTTCCAAAATCGATGAGCTTTACGATTCGTCCATATTGAGCAATGGCTTCCGGATTCTCCAAATATCTTCCATTATGCGTATACTTAGAGCTTGAGCCAGCCCCGTCGATAGTCAGCTTATCTTTTCCGATCGGCAACAGTACAGTGAACAGATCTTCGCCAGAGCATTTACTCGCCAAATCTAGAAGATTGGATCCGAATCTAATTTTCTGACTATTTGCTGAATCGTAAGATTTTACATAATCGAGATAACGAGCGTTACCGTCATATCGGATTCGCAAATATCCACCATATGCATCAAGCAGATCGGTTTCGATTGAAGAAAAATTCTCTCGATAACTGTCTTCGCCAAATATCTGGCTTTCGCTCTTCTGATCGATTGACACAATTCCGGGGGAGAATCGCTTTTCTGGCTCTACCTGCTCATTGTGAGCATTTACGATAAGCCGGTAATGCTCCTCGGCTGTTCTTGTTCCTTTGCAGGGCGGTAATACGGAATCAACCAAGTATGCCAGAGCACCCTCGCAATAGACTCGGCGTTGCTTATAGTTGTCTACATTGTTGCTCAAGACTCGACCATCAAATATCAACGTGTCATCTCGATATGCTGTTACGATGCTCTTCATTTGCGGAAAAGCATCATAGAACGGATGCGTTGGAAGGATGGTGAATTCAACGCTTCCGGCCTTATTGAGCTCCAATTTAATTTTTGGGGACACGAGCCGATATTCTTTTTCATTCCAATCGTTCGCGAAGAATAATTCCCCATCGACGTATAGCTTGTAGTTCATTACAGACTACCTCCTCTATAGTCGATACTGATCGTTCCCGTTCCTCGAATCGTCAGTACATTTTCTCCATTCCCGAACGTCAAACCATATATCTTATGGGTTCCAGCTTTAATCGGGAACGTTGAACCGTGGAACTCGATCGTCATATCACTCGTAGACGTAAAGATTGGAGACACTCGCTGCGCACTACCAATGATCGTCGCAACTGTACTGCCGTCAACATGAAGCAATTTGTAATTCTGAATAACGTCAGTTTCAAAATTGAAAGTATCCCAAATCCACTCATCGAGTGTGCCTACAACATTTCGCTTGTATGGCTCAACGTCGTAGTTAATCGCGATCGATGAGTTTTTGGCAGACGACTTCCAATCATTTATGGAGAATCTCCCCTCATAAAAGAAGGATGGATCATCCGTAAGGATTGCTCGCATGTATTGCCCGTGGAGATAATTGGCTATTTCAGAATAGAGAACGTTCCACGGTTTCCAGTCTGGATCGACGATGAACTCAAAGGAACCAGTCCGATTTTTATAAAGTGGATACCCGGAAAGAACCTCGGAAATGTCGATTCCGCTGTCCATTCCGGGAACATCCACTATGTTGGTTTTTACTTCTGGCGGAGAGAAAACGGGTCGGGACGTGGGAATAAGGTGCCAATCTTTCCAGCTATCCTTATTCCCGAAGATAACCGAATGTTCTCCGTCATATTGCGTAATATATATCAGTTACCCCTCCCTTTTAGAATGGTGCGTTCACCGAGATTCTTATCCATGTCACCCGCAATCTGACCGACTAATGCACCACTGTCAAGAATAACCTGCATATTAGCCAACTTTTCTCCCAAGTCAGTAATTCGATCATTGACGGACGCAATAGCATTCACGATGACTCCGTAATTACTTCCATTTTGATTTGGGATCGCCTCATTGACACGACTGTTGAGATTCAGCGTGCTTACGCCCTGTACGTCAAGCGTTCGGGTGCCAAACATGCCATTAACTCCGGTCATTCCAGTTCTAATATTAGTCATATCGAGAACGGGGGTGATTGTCGGAGACAGATCCATATCACTGGACATCAAACTGCTGACAGTAGCGACTATTCCGGAAGCAGTTTGAATCATCGATTCACTGGTGGATTCCGCAGCTCGATCAATCAGATTCGAATATGCATACATGCCGCCAGCAAGGCCTTCGTCCCAGTACATGCCAAGCTCGCTGCCGATTCGAGAAGGTGAGTTGATAGCCAGAGCTTGTTTCGTTTTAAGAATAATTCTAGACGCAACCGTTTGCGCTGCGTTCTCCGCTCTCCAGCTTCCATTCATGATACCCATCGCCAAACCGCTGTCTAAGTAAATACCGGCAGAGTAAAATTCTCCATAGCGGCTCCTGATAATAGACGCAATGCTCGACATTAACGTCGTAATACCGCTTGTAATCGTGCTCATTGTTCCCGGAGACAAGATTCCGTCTTTGAACTTCTTGGCCAGAGCTTCGAGATTGTTCGAATCAATCAACGACAGATTGGTCAGTGCGGTCGTGGCCGATGCAACGGCTTGCGAATCGAATTCGGAGAGGTCGGTGGAAAATGCTGCCAATTTCTGGCCAACTCCGGTTCCTTTTTCGTTATGGAGGCTGCCTGCAAATGTCTGAAGTTGGAGAACACTTCCTGCAAGATTGAGGTTAGAATCTGCAACAGCGAGCTTCTGAAGAACTGTGGATGCCCTTACGGCGAGTTCAATATTGTCAACTCCATCCAGAGCTTTACAGAAAGAAGCTAGTCCTTCACCAAGAGGCCCAAGATTATCGCCCAAATCCGAAAGGGTTTGATCTCCGGTAAAGAAAGAGATCACGCCGCCATGATTGGTAAGTCCCTCGTCAATAGCCGCGAGAACCGACAGGGCGTTCGTTGCGTTAGTGACTTTCGTAGAGTCAATATTTTGAGTCTTGGTTGAGAACTCCTTAAGTCCTGTGCCGACTGCATTTACATTGGTGGCGAATGTCGCCAGATTCGATTCGCCAGCAAGCCAACCAAATACTCCACCATGCCGCTTTAAACTCTTATCCAAAGAATTGAGCATATCGAGCGAATTGATGGCGAACGTTGTTTTTTCGGGGTCGATGCCCGACGTGGAGGTTGCAAAATCTTTCAGGCCGTTTCCGATATTCTTGACGGATGCCGCAAATGTATCCAGACTCGCAATACCGGCAATTCGATCGAACACGCCACCGTGCCGTTTTAGATTCTTATCTAGAACATTGAGTAGGCCAAGACTATCGATTGCATTGTCGACTTTATCTTGATTGATCTCGGAAACACTATTTGAGAAGGACAAAAGCGCGCCGCCAAGAGCAACCAAATTGGCTGAGAAAACACTCATCTTAGTCGAATCCGGAATGGTGCTCAATACAGACTCTATATCCGTCGGCATGTTCGTAACCAACGTGGCCAGCAATCCAGAGGCAGTATTTAGTCTTTCGGTTGCTTCGTCGTCAGTGATTCCCGATTCGGCACCGGCGAATAGCGTGAGTGCACCACCGAGACTTGTCAAATATCCGACGAAATTGTCGACATTTTTAATTTCTGACCCGCTAATTTTGAGGACAGCATCTATGAGTTTATCGAGAGATGCCACTCTAGAGTCGATACCTTTTTCAGCAGGAGCAGACCCTTCAATAAACAGGCCAAGAGCAGAGCCGAGTTGGCTAAGGCACCCGGAGAATGCCATCAAGTTAAAACCGGTTCCCACACTCGGAACGCTCTCGATGATTCCGAATAGTTTCTCGAATGTGGCTGCAACTTCATCTGTTTTTGCTCCGCTTATTCCATCCATCGAACTCATAAACCCGGATATCATACTTCCGGCGAGTTCCATAGCGCTTGAGAGCTGAACAATGGCAGAAGACACTGTTCCAGATACAATGTTTAGAACCATTCCGAATACGGCACCGAGAGCTAGCACAGCCACGGACAGTAGTCCAATAGCTTTAATACCTGAAACGAACGGTACACCAGCCAGCAATGTAATTGCATTGGAAAGGGCGAGTACGATGGCAGATAGACCTGCACTGAATGCCGCAACGGTTTGCCAAGGAACGTCTTTAATTACCGTAAGAGCATAGGCCAGAGCTCCAATAGCTATGACGAGTCCGACCATATTGAGAATAAGTTTGATGGGGTTTCCCTTGGACAATGGAGCGCATAAACGCATGAAGACATGTATCAGCACCATGCATGCGCCTAAGCCTATAACTCCGTTCTTAATCTGGTTGAACTCGAGCTTAGCCAGTTGATATAGGGCATACGTCATAACGCCAATGGCAATCGAAAGACTAATAAGACCTTTGGCACCTTTACCGAATATCTTAGAGGCGGCCATAAATGCTGCGAGTTCAACAAGAATTCCGCCTAAAGCGCCTAAGCCTTTTTTAATCTCTTCTAGCTTAAGCTGTGCGAGCTTGCTTAGAGAATGTGCCAGTATGCCGACCGCTATAGAAATCTTGACGATGCCTCTCGTTTGCACACCTTTCGATTGCTCGTCCATCTTCTGGAGAAGGTATATAAAGCCTAGTAGTTCGCCAAAAATGGCACCGAGAGCTACAATACCAGAGAATATCTGTTCCATGCTCAATTTCGACAATGTGTCGAACGACCATGCCAATATGCCCATGGCTATCGCGATCCGAAGAAGAATTTTTGCTGCGCTCTTAATTTTTTCGGATAGACTTTTTTCTTTTAATCCGAATTTTTCAGCGATACCATCGAAAAAACCAGTTATGCTTTCCGATATGTCGCCAACCGCTTTTTTTGCAGATCCGAACAACCCGGTTATATCGAAGATCGACTTAATTACCTTTGATACAATGGCTATAAACGATCCGATTTGTAGCGCCTTAAAAATATCTTTGAGATGCACGTCCCCAAGCTTTGTAAGGAGCTCTGAAACGATATTAAAAACAAATGTAAAAATTCCTTTTATCGGATTAAATATCTTTAAAAGGATTCCGCCAAGTGTTCCCCATCCGCTGTTGTTAAACAGAGAAGCTATTATCTCTCCGGCCTTTCCGAAAGACTCTAGATGCTTAACTAGATTTTCCCGAAGTGAATCAAGCATCGTCATTGGTGATCCTTCCGCATCGGAAATTTCCTTGTCTTGAGCTTGAAATAGCCCTTTGATCCAGTCTCCGATCGTAGTGAATGCTTCAAGACGCTTCATGAAACGATCTTTGGCATTCTCTATTCCGCTGACATCCGTAAGAAAAAACGCTTTAATCGCTTCAACCAACTTGGATGCAAAAGTTCGGATAACTCCTATAAATCCATAAATGCCGGTATCTCGAATTTCTTTTAGAATCGTCTTAAACGACTCCCAGAAAGTAAGAAATCTGTCGTGGAGAATATCCAGCAAACCGGAGTCTTTTATAGCATTCTGTATTCCCTTAAAGCTATCCCACAGAAAGTGAATCGCATCAGCTAACCCTTGAATAATGGGCTTCAAAAAGCTAATCGCGCTATCGATTGCCGTCTTTAAGAAATCACTCTTTTTTATGGCTTCGTCTTGGCGAACTAACCAGTCTCCGATTTCGGCTAAAATATCAGTAAATACATCCGCTAATGGTTTAAGCGCTACTACGAGTTTGCCAGCGCCTTTAGCAAGCGCTGTTCCAATCGTCTTCGCAATGCTAATAACTGACGCGAATCCCCTAACAATTTTAGTTAGTTTCTCATAAATTGTCAGCGAAGCATAAGCTGCCTCAGCAGACTCGTCCGCAGCATCACCAACATTTTCGAGTTCCTGTGTTGCTTCTTTGGAAGTTTTGCTGGACTCGTTCATGGCCGAATTCACAGCATCAGCAGCATCAAAGTATGCATTCCATGCGTCGGTATAGGATTTACTCCAGCTTTTTCCGTCAGCCCACTCTCGTTTTTTGCCTTCTTGAATTCGATTCTTTGCAGTATCATTCAGTTTGTTATATGCGTCGTACTGCTTCTTAATGAGATCGATCGGGATTCCAAACTTGGCGGCTTGGTATTCCGCCCACTTATCAAAATTACCTTTTTGGCTCCATGCGCGAATAAGCGGAGTGGAAATATCGCTATTTTTGTCCGCCCATTGCTTCATCCATTCGGGCATAGAATCATATACAGATTTGGCTTTTTCAGCATCTGCTTTAGCGGCGGTTGTCAAAACAGCGTCTTCGATGGTTTCACCCGGATCACCGTTAATAATTTCTTCGACGGTATTCGCGACGCTATCTTTGAAATCTGTAACGAATCCGATAGCCTCTTTAATTCGGTATGTGAAAGCTTCGAATCCTTTTGTTAGCGCAAGTAGCCGTTCAGCAGTCATCGGTGGAATGATCGAATGAAAGGCAGAGGAAGCAATCTCGGCAATAGCTTCAATAATATCATAAAGGTTCTGGAAAGCGTTCAACAGGCTGGATCGTCCGCCACTATCGTGCCAAACTTGAAGAAGTTCGTTTCGGGCGACGCCGCTCGCGGCGAACACCTCCCAAAGAATATCAGTTACTTTGGTCCAAAGCGACACCGCTTCTTCCAGATTACCGAACAGAAGCTCAAATGTCTTCATCCATTGGCTGCTCACGGCATCTTTAGTCGCGTCGATGGCATCTTTGAATGTTTTCGATTCCTGACCGGCTTGGAATGCTTTTTTACCAAGTTCATCAGTACTATCCGCTAATTGATCCATTGCGGCAGAGGCCGATATTCCTTCCTTCTGGCAAATATCATAAACTTCGTTCGTGTAATTGGCATACTTCTTAAGCGTTTCAACGATAACATCGGAAGTAAACCAGCCTTTAGCCAAAGTGCTGTTGAAAGAGCTAGTCGTTACCTCAAGCTTTTTATCGCTTGTCATCACTTTGCCGTTTACTTTAACTAGTTTGCCCAATGCCAGAGCGGTATCTATGACTGTTTGCTTAAATTCAACTGTCGACATATTCGCGATTTCAATGCTTCGCCAATCGATCAATTGCATTTTGCCAGCCGCTAATGCCTGACTCATGTTGTACATTGCTCGAGAGGCGGTTTGCGCATTTTGACCGGAAACTGCTGCCCAGTTAGCGATACCGATCATGGCGTCGACAGATTCTCCGAGATCTCTGCCAGCCGACGTGAACTTAGCAATATTACTAGTCATGTCGGACATATTATAGCTTGTCTCATCAGTGAACCAGTTCAACTTGTCTAGCTTCTCGCCAACTTCATCAACGGTCTTCCCGGTTGACGCCATGATAGTTCGAGTAGAACGGGTAATCTCTTCGTATTTAGAAAAGCCCTCGGTTACCTGATCGATACTCAAGCTCTTCGCCATATCCATAGCAGAGGAAGTTACTCTGCTTGTTACTGTGGCTAAGGCAGAAGTCGCCATTATCTTTAGAGCCGAGAAACCGTTCCCGACATGGTCTAGAGCTGTTTGAACGGATGGAAGGCTTACACTAGATAGATTATCAAATGCCTTTCCGAGCGCGCCAATTCCACCAGTCGACTTTTCAAGATTGAGACTATCTTTTAGTTTATCCAAGGAATTTCGACTCTCTCGAATCCCTCGTTCAAACTGGTCGTTTCGAAATTGCATCTCTACGATGCGTTCGTCGATACTTTGACTCAAGCAGAAATTACCTCCTTCCATGCGCTTTGCGCGATTTCATCGAAAACCGGTTTAAGCGCAGGATTGATGTAATCGATGCCCTTCACGTATCCACCGTTTCGAGTGCCATGCCCATATTGCAAAATGACAGCGATGTTTACACCATCATTCGTATTATCATTTAGCCAGCTTATTGTAACTGAATGATTTGTTTGCGTAATCTCATATCGCCAACTTGATGCCGTTTTTCCACTATTTCGAGGAGTAGCATTGGAAAGCGCGTCGACTCCTTTTTGGCCGTACGATTCCAGATTTCGCATCCAAATCCGTTTTGTCATGGCTTTAAAGAACTTTTCGGTTCGCTTAAAACTTCCTCTATGCTGAAACGTAATAGTCTGAGGCACCAGAATCATCCCCTCGATCTAGCTTTCTGTCGCCGTGCTTCATTGAGCGCCGTATTTCGTTGAGCAGACTCTCTCTTACTCATCTTTTTGGCAGGCTGTTGTTTGAGCGAACAGACATGGATCAATGTCAAAAGGCGATTGAGATGCCATTTTTCGCACTCAAATGGAATCCCCAGCGCAGTCATCTGATAATAGATGATCTCGGCAGTAATCTTCCTTTGCGCTCCTTTTTGAGGATTGTAATCAGAGAAGGTAGTAGCCGTCATTGAATCGTCAATATATCGATTGATTTGGTCCATCATATCCGACGTTATCCCATGATAAACAGAAGGATCAACTCTTCCGATTGTCATGCATCGAATATAATCAACACTCTCTTCGATTGTCTTTGGCGTTTTTCCAATGAACGGCTTCTTCCATTTCGATTCCCATTTTGAAAGCGAAATGAGGGAATGCTCGAGTTGCAGTACCGTCTGTTTTGTTTCGATGAACTCGTTGGTCATTTCGTCAAAGTATTCTCCGGCAGGCACCGTAATCTCAAGCATTCCTCGTCACATCCTTATGCATTCACTGGCTTAAACGGAACCGGAGCACCACTTTGCTCGAATTTCGGAACAATACCATTAACAAACTTCGCAGCGGCATCCTGATCCGACAGCAGCTCCATAACAAGATCACTGTACGCCTCTGTCTGGACGAAATCGTCAGCAACTCTATGGCCATCGATAACCTTAATGAATCGCTTACCATCCGGGCTCTTCACGCCATAGGCCTTCATCACGATTTCCTTGAACATGTTGACGATCTTAACGCGATCGTTTTCCGCTACGATCTTTTCCAAAAGACGCTGCATGCCACCTTCGGTTCCAAGTTCCCATTCGAGAAGTTCAGCCTTCGTCAGATTGAAGAAGAAGTCTTCGGTGCGACTAAGCCCCTCATAGTCAGTATAAGTAATCGTTTTCTTAAGCATAAATTGGTCTCTCCTTTCAAATGTCTACAATTTACAGCAAATTAAGCAGCAAAGATCTGCTTAATTTCGTCCGGTGTCGGAAGCTCCGGTTCAGTGCTTTCAGTTCCATACAGCTTGTCAAGCAACGTCTTGAGCTTAGTCTTTCCACCTTCGTCAAGCTGCGTCGTATCGATTACAATCGTGGATACAGCCTTATGGCCGGTGCAGGCAACCGGGGTGCTTTCGAAGTCCCAGCTAAACGTGACGCCATCCGGACTATCATTGATAGTCTCGTAACTCTTTTCGCTCGGGGAAGCAGTGGCATTGTACACGATATGCAGCTTATACTCGGTATCATTGGTGCCAAGTACATCGCTACCAACCATCGTTCGATAGCACAGGGAGAACGGCTTGCGAGCCTGCTGACCGATGTATACACCAGAAGCAAGAGTAGCGCTGCCGTCACATTCTGCGAACTCCGGCGGATACATATAAGCTTCGATAGAACCGCCGAATGTTTCTGCGCTTCGCAGCGACGCATACTTGATGTCGTCAGCATACATATCATTCGCTTCTGCACCGTCCGGGGTTTCAGTAATTCCCGTGATGCCATTCCACGCGACTCCGTTCTTCCACGCCTTTGTTTCATCCCGAGTATAAAGAACGCAATTCCGAACGCCAGCTTCAAAGAAACGCTGGCCGTCGCCGTCCCAAACAATCTTCATATGGTTTCCTCCCATTTTGATTTTAGTAATAGATAGTGAATGGATAGTGATTGAGGTTGTCTGCCTGATACGGTTTTTCAAACTCACACAACGGGAATTTCAAAAGTGTATCAAGAATCTTACTGTCCGGATTTCGATCAATCAGAATACCTGCGTATGCCCGACCAATTAAATACGGCCTATCATCGGCATGCTTAATAGGTAGCTTAGATAGACCGTAAATAATACATGGGTATTTCAGTTTTACCGATTCTGGTGGTTGAAAATACACATTTTTGCTTCCCAATGCGATTTCGAATTTACGATGAAGATCCACTCTCTGGCCCATTGTAAACACCGCCAATCGTTAAAAGAAGACGAGGGCGCTGGACTTCAACCTCAGTAACTTTCCAGCGTGCCCCCATCCATTCAATGTAGCGAATAGCAAAGAAATGCTCGTAGGCATATGCGTCAGCCAAAATACTAATCAGATTATTTACATTCAAATTGTCATTCAATTGACCATTTGCATTATCTCTCCGACGTGTATTTCTGAGCACATCCCCATAATAAGTCCGTTCGGTAACTTGCTCCTCCCAAACTCCGGGGGACTCCGTTTCCTTCGTTTCGGCATATCCTACTACGCCATAGAATTTAGCCATACGTTAAGCAGCCGTATAGTGTTCCTTAGTCTCACACTTAACGACTTCAAACGTTGCTTCCGAGCCACCGGCCTTCGGCTTGGCGTAAGTAATCGCGATGGGGGAAGCCCCACCATCAACTACCTTCGTCAGATCGAACACCATCCCGGACGGCTTATAGAAGGCGGGCGCGTCTGCGGTATTCTCGCAAATCAGCATAGACCCGGAAATATAGTCGCGATAAACTTCTTCGGAAGTAGCCGCGATTTCGCTATACTTCGGGGTGCCGGTCGCCTTATAAATACCCTTGACCAGCACCGTGCAGCTATTTTCGGTATCAGCAACTGCCGTATATACGGATGCATCGACATACTTGTGCGCAAGATCACCGTAGATCATGTGCTTATCCATACTACCGAGAACAAGCTTGTTATACCATGCGGGATTTTTAACAGCCATTATGTTTTACCTCCATCTTATTCCTCGTAAATGATTTCCAGGCCATAGGCTTTCGCTGCCTCGTGCTCAAGACGGCAACCTCTAGTCTCTTCCCAACCTTTGCAAAAATAGGCAGCATGGCAAAGCGACATGCCCTCAAGAGATTTTGCAAGAAAGCACAAGGGACGATTCTCGACCCCACGTTTCTCCATGGATTCGCAAGAATACCATTCGTCAGTAAACAAAGTATTTACGATCTCAAATCCGCGTTTCGTAAGTTCCGAGACGGCTCGATCGCGAGTGGCACGGATTTCTTCATCTGTTTTACCAGCCATGGGCTGACTGAGCATTACCTTACGCATTATGTTTTACCTCCATTTTGATTTTTAGCTAGCAGAAACGACAGTTTCAATCGCCATAGCAGAATAGGGCTTTGTCAGAGCACCGGAGAAGCGGGTCTCAATCAGATACTTCTGCGCGTTGTAATCGAGGTCGAAACCGTCGAACAACCTAACCGCACCGCCCCTATCAGCACCGACGTTATAGTCATTCAGATTAACGATCAGGCCAACCAAATTATGAGTTTCGACCTTAACGCCATTGGTAACTTCTCGGCTAAGGCCTTCCATAGTCGGAACAGTTACAATATCCTTAACACGAAGGGCAGTCTTAAGCTTATCCATAGAGTCATAGATAATGCGGCCCGTCGTGTCTTCGAGAAGCAGCATATCAGTGATGGCATCCTCGGTCGTGTAGAACACCGGATCGCCAGAGCCACGATAATTCTTGCGGCTCTTGATAATCGCACGAATAGTAGCCTTGGCGATATCAGATTCACTGGCGCTCTGTGCAACGGTAACCGGAACCTTGATCGTAAACAGATCAGAATCGGTCCAAACCGGGCGAACGTGATCTTCAGCAATCTTATCGTCACTGGATGCAAGACGGCCATCACCGGTCAGGATAGCACGAGCGCACTCCTCGTCAAGCATCATGCGCATTTCCTGCTTCAGCCAAACAACAACGTCAAAATCCGTAATATCCATAACATCGTCGCGATCCATCTTCTGCTTCTTATAGATCGTGGTCGGATCAGTCGTTCGCTTAAGCAGACTGAATACTTCTTCCTTCTTGAACTTGCCCTTAATGTAGCCCTTAGCGCGAGCCTCATCCTCGGTCAGATCCGCGAACATGGACTTAACGCGAGAGAACGGGGTTCTATGAACGGCATTCATCACCTTAGCAACCCAGTCGTCCTTACGCTTGATGAACTCCGGCGGAGTATTCAGGTTATGTGCTTCCGGGAACAGCATACCGACATCTTCGATACCGTGAGCAAGGAAGGCATCTTTCATCGAACCGCAACGCTTCGCATCGTTCACAATTTCCATAAATTCCGCATGGGTGAGAGTGTTCTCAGGGGTATCATTTTCAAAGACATTATGCTTCACTTCTTTATCCTCCTCTTTATCCTCATCTTTATCCTCATCTTTGTCATCGGCCTCACTTTCTCCCTTAGAGTCCATGGCCTGACCGACCAGATAATATACGACGTCCTTCTGCTCCTCATTGAGGGTGTTAAAGACATCTTTTACCGTCTTTTCTTTATTGGTATCTGCCATTTTCTTCTCTCCTTCTTCCGGTTCGTCAGCATGCTCGAGCGAAATATCCATGTTTGTGTAAATGCGCGCTTCGGTAGCTGCCTCTTCACCATGCTGAATATCCATGTAATCGATCAAAGCGCCCGGATTTGCACCGGCGAGAACGAGGCTAACCTCCTTGATTGAACCATGAAGAACATCGCCATGATCCTGTTTAAGACCGTTGGCGTAGATCGAAAGGGCACAAATATCGCCATGCCGGATCAGCTCCTTAGTATGGCGTGCACTATCAGTGTTATTGAACGTGCAGTAGGCATATACGCCTTCGTCCTTATTTTGAAGGAGAGCATGCCCGAGCACATTTTCGGGGTTATTATGACTGTGCTGCCAGACCAGCGGAACAGTACGGCCGTCGTCGCCCGCAAAAGCATTGCGTCGAATCGTTCGGCCGTCACTGCATCGAAGGTCATTCTTGGTCGCCCAGCCACTAAAGTCATATTTACTCATCTGGACTCCTTTCTTGAGCTTGGGTCTGTTCGTTAGCTTCCTCCTCAATTATCTGATCGGAAGCGTTGAGATTCTTGTTACGCAGCTTATCCGCATCCGGATCCTCAGAAGGCTTGAAGCCGATAATTTGTCGGATTTCATTTGAGCTGAGAATCGCGTTACGTGTGAGCTTATCTGCTGTCTCTGCAATCTGATCGGCAGGCATGAGTTTGAACGGCTCACGGAAGAACTCAATATCCTGACCCTGCGATCGAGCGGTTTCGGTCAAGAATTTCCGCTTCATCTCATCTGCGATCGCAGAGAGAATTGGCTCAATCGTCCTGTTATAGTAATTGAGCATAGTCTTCTCATCGGCAGTTCCGTCAAGCACAGATGCGGTCATACTCAATTGGCTATAGACCATATTGGTAAGATACTCAATCTGTGACATCAGGTTATTCTCGACAGAGCGATTTAGTTGAACAATCTTTTCAGTTCCATCCGTATACGCAATACCGTATTTACTTCCGGAAAGCTGCATCTCGACGTCTTTTCGTCGTTGCTCTGCTTGTGCTTTACGAGCTTCGGATTTCACAACATACGGGAGTTGGATAATCAGATCTAGCTTTCCGGCACTGCTTTGCTCATCGATCTGGTCAAGCAAACCAAGTTTCCGAACGAGTCTCTGCATAGTCGAGTTTGGCTCATTCATCACGGCAAAGAATGGATTCTCAATGATGGCGACGGACTTTTTGGGGAGTATAATATCTTCCTTAATACCAGTCTGCTCATTATAAAGATTCACTCTAACATGCTGAGGGAACCAATCTACGATCTTACCGACACGCATCGAATCGACGTCAAATGCGTTGCTCCCCGTTTTTGCAATATCATCCGTAGTATCCACGGGAACGATCGCAATACAGCCTTCGTCTAGCATCGACTGAATTACGTCTTGCATGAAAGAACGCCCAGTCTGATCGATGTTGGCTGAAACGGTCAAGCATTCATTCAGACCGCTCTTTCGTGCAAATAAAAAACGGCCATCGTCGTCAAGCTGTACATGCTCAAACAACGTAGCCGCTGCATCGATTGAAATTCGGGTGTAAATGGCGGAGACGATCGATCGTTCATTGCCTCGCGTGTATCGAGGTCGATCCGGTCGAGTTCCGCCGTAATATCCTCCGTATTGAATTTTCGGAGGGTCTTTGTTTAGGAATGCATTCCATCCATGTTGAAGTTTGTCTAAGAAGTTCATTTACCCTTTTCGTCAGAAACAACTTCAATGCTGAGAATATCAGATTCGTCGAAATCGAAAGCCCTACCATCAGGAAGATCGACAATAATCGAATTTTCACCGTTCTCGTTTTCGTCTCCCGGACCGAAATAGTAGACGAAACCAACAAATACTTCACCGTCGATTGTGACAATACGAACGTTCTTTCCGTCATATTTCTCCAGATGCACGGTCAATCACTCCTTACTTCTTGCCGGAATAATGTGCGCTCCGGCTTTTCCATAATGGATGATTCCATATCGAGTCTTGGATTCCTGCTTGGTTTCTTCATTGACGTATACTCCGAATTCTCGGGAAGCTCTGACCCTTTCTTTATTATTAAATTCGCCGTTGTTACCTTTAACTAATGCTTGCCCAGTTCCATACAGTTCCGAAATTAGTGTCTGGCAATCCTCAAGATTTCCTAGTATGTAGCTCTTTCCTGCAATAAAATTGTGGCTATCTTTTATGTGTTTAGTTTGATTACCTATATTTACTTGTACTGAGATCTCTCCGCGATCAATGGCTTTTATGACTTCGGAGCTAGCGCGTCTTGTATGATGCGTTTCTCGAAGCATCTTATAATGTGCTCGCCCCTCTACTGTAAGTGCCCCATCTTTATTTTGGAATCGGCGGACGCCCCACTTTTGGCCTTTCACACCGTAATGACATAAATCCATCAAACGATCTTCCTTACCTCGTTACTCGAAAGAATCTTTATTCAACTTATAAGCCACATAGGCATCCATAAGCGCGGCCACCACATCGATCTTGGCTTCGTGCCGTTTTTTCATCAGCTTTCGGTTGCCATTCGTGTCTTCGAGAGTAATTGCATTTCCGAGACAGAACGTCGTAATTCCTTGATCGAAAAGAAGCAATCTTTCCTCAGCAAGTAATCTGATCTCGCCAAGAGGAACGGTCTCTGTTTTTGCTCCCTGTATCACCTTTTCAATTCCGTAAACGCCGTTCTCTCTTGCCCAGCGCTCAACAAATTCTCGGGCATTGTATGGATCATAGCCGAATGCGCGAACGTCATACGATACCTCGGATGTAAGCCATTGGTCGAGATCGTCATACACGGCATCCATATCCAAGATAGTGCCGTCGAGAACTATCAAACTGCCGTCTTCGATGAACTCATCGTATTTAAATCGAAGAGCACTCGGAAGTTTAGCGAGCGTAATAGAGCTGATGTAGCATCGTGCTTTTACGCCAAACGCGCCGCCTTTAAGCGGGAACAGGAACGCAAATGCACAGAAGTCGTCTCCCTGCGAAAGATCGCCACCCATTGAGCAGGGCATTCCATAAAAATCTTGATGCGGATGGGGTAGGGTCTGCTCATACGTAAAGAAGTAGGTGTAGCCTTCCATCGGAATTCCGAAACGTTTTGCCAGAATATCATTTCTGGAAGCAGGGGCTTTCTCCGCTCTCTCTACGTCCAGTTGATATGCCTCATAGGTAACGGTCTTTCCTAAATTCGGATTGGCTTTGATCCACATTGCGGGGTCGGATACTTCTTTTACGTCGTCGAGACGATAGTACCAAATCGAAACACTCGGGTTATAATATTCGCCCTTCAAGATGCTCAGCAGTTCCATTTTGATTGTGTCGCCGCTGCCATTGCGAACAGTTCCTTCTGAGCTTGTTGCGACGATTAGATAGTCGTCCAATTTGCTAGCGCCTTGCTCGATAGCTCCAACAACATCTTCTCGAACATCGCCGCTTAACCATTCATCTACGGTCGACATTTTCGGCCGATATCCCTGAAGCTTGTCGATGTCCATTGGCAAAACTTCGAGGATCGAATTGGTCATGAAGTCCTCGATCCCCTTTTTAGTTGATGCCAATTTCACGCGATTTGCCTTAGAACCTGTGGTGTTTTGAAGTGACCCCTCTGTTAGAAACTTGAACATCGGCCCTTTTGCTCTTGTTATGGCGGTTTTTAATGGCTTAAGGATCTCTTCCGCCTGTTTCATCGTTGGCGCAGTCGCGATCTGGCTGGTAGTTTTGTTATTAGCGGTCAGAAAATATCCCTGCAAGCAACTATCATAGATCGACTTGGCACCCCCTCGTCCGACAATGAGATACTGCTTTTTGGTAAGGCGCTTTTTGATTAGTTTTCGAACGTACTCTCCGCCTTGGCCTGATGGATTGGGCTGGTATATGGTTCGCTCTATGTAGTAGTACCATCCGAACACTTCCTCTGCCCATAACTTAAAACTGTCCAGCATATGGAAGTCTGATCCATCAGTCAAAACTAGCTCGTTCTCACAGAAGTTTATAAAATGCTCAACGGGAGCGGGATCATAGTAAATTCCGGGATTCGCTATAAGGCCGTCAATCCGGTTCATTTCCATCGAAATGGTTTGACAAACCGGAATTTCCCCGCGCATTACAGAGTCTCGAAACTCACCGTAGTATTTAGGTGTGGCTGTATTTGAAAGACTCCCCATACGTATTTAACTCTTCTTAATCTGGTAGATTGCCGCGGCAATACTGACAGCGCCTGTCGCGATGCCCATCACTTCACCGGTAGTTCGCAGGATTTCGTGAGCTCTAGCTCTTCCGGCAGAAAGTTCGTTAGATGACGAAAGGTCCGCATATTGCTTCTCCATCTGGAGTCTGTTTATCCTCCTTCGGAGCTCTTCGTCGCTTAATGTCTGGGCTTCTCGTCTAGCTTTCTCATTGCCTTTTCTATTAGATACAATCAGCGAGTCAGCAGTCTCGACCATATTCTGCGCATTTCTGGCCGTTTTCTCGGCCAAGGATGGCTTGCCATCTTTTCCCGGCTTAAGCGCAGTGTTAATCTTTCTATATCGCTCTTTTCCGGCAGGGGTTAGTGTACCGTCTTTATTTTGAAATCGACGAATACCCCAATGCGAACCGGGAATGTTATAATGATAAAGTTCATGCATTAATTATTAACCTCCTCTCAATATTCTTTTTGGCAATACGTGTATAATCGCCATCCCAATTCAGATATCTGCTTCTCTAACGCGTCCATAACATATGAACTGGTCGGGGGATCGAATGTTTTTCGAACCTGCAAGTATACGTAGTTCTTGCTTTCTTCAATGACGAAAAAATCGTCCGACCATTCTGACCAAACATTAGTGTCATCTTGAATTCGATATGGAGTAGGGGGTCCAATGCCCATTTGTTGAAGCGTCGAAAATGCACCGTTAATAAAAACGATGATGCCAGCATCAAACGCATCATAGTCGGCTTCCAAACCGATTAGCTTCTTTATGCTATCGAGAATACTATCCAACTCGTATGGCTCCTTTCACCAAAGTTTTGTATCACCGGGGGATCTTTCTTTCGGTGGCATAATTAAAAGCGACTCATCACCATAATGAATCGCTCTATGCGTTCTATCGGATACACAAATCAGATACTCAGGATCATAGATCCAGTCACGATCTTCGAGAATATCATCTAGAGTGACAAGGTTCATATGATGAACGGTCAAGCCCTTTCCTATAATCCGATCAGCAATTCCTAAATCGCAGCCATCGTCTCGTAGTATGACTTTTTGCCTAGCTGTCTTCCACCTCTTATTAGATTGGTAAAACGTTTGATTAAAATGGCGGTTGAAACCGAATATCGATTCGCCGACCTGTCCCGTAAGTCGAAGATACCGGTATCGCTCTTCGAAACTTGTAAGTCTCCGAAGATCTTTGTAGCACCGAATCATCGTCCATCATCTCCAACTTCGTCAACAACTACTGCGTCGGAGATATCAGCATAGTCCCGCATTGCACGAATAGCCTTGGCATAGAGCTCCTCTGTCCTCCTCTGGGAATCCAAAGCTTCTGCCTTTGCACGCAGCATGCGATTCTCACTGATTAGTCGCTCTTTCTCAAGACGTTCCCGGGATGAACCGAGTTTTAAATAGTGGGCGATGACCTGAGACGATGCTGTTCCATCCCTTAGCTGCTGTTCGGCCAAATCCACGGCCAAACCGATCAGTTCATTTTCCCTTTGATCCGGAGTCAGCGCAGGAGGCCGACGATACCGAACCACTTCATCGGTCTTTCTACTCACTTATGACTCCTTCTTTCCATGTATGTTTATAATATTGGAGGGCTTTGATTGAGATATCGACTAGTTTCTTCCGTCCCTGAAAGGAGAGAAACCACGAACGGCAGTGCATGACACTGAATCAGGCCGATATCCCAAGCAAAACCCTCCGGCGAAAATATCCGCCGGGGAATTTTTAAAGAAGCGGGCGATTTGAGAGGGGGTGCTATTTTTGCAGACCCCTCCCCCCTATACCTAGAGCGGGTTAAGTTTTTGATTCTTTGGTCACCCGTATGTAGTTTTCGGTTGGATCAAGATCAATGATCCATCGAATTGCTTCGTCAAGAGCATCTAGTTGATCAGAATCACCCAGTTCAGGGGAGGTGAACAAGTGACGATCGATCAGTTGACACGTATTATAGTTATGATCTTGATCGAAACGATTCCAATCATCGAATTGTGTGAACGGATCAAACGGATTATCCTTTGTCGTAATCCAGATCGCCTTGATATTGCTGGTTTCGTTCATGCTAAGTTCCTTTCTTACGAATTAGAAGAACTCTCATCTAGTGCTCGATTGATCGTGCTAACAGAAACGCCTAAGAAGTCTGCAATTTCAGAAGTTGTGTAGCCATTCGAAAGAAGCCTCTTTGCTCTAGCAACTTTTGACGGAGGCATAACGGTTCCATTTCTCGGCATTGCATACGATTTGACGACATCCATATCAGCATTCTTCAGAATCTGAGTAAGTTTGTTATGTGTGATCGCGCCTTTTTGAATGGCTTCCCATTCTTTAGGTGTGATCTTAATCTTAGTCTTTCCAGATCCGACTTTTAGACGAGCTTGGCTAAGGCATTGCCCTTTAATCTTTTTGACTTTGTCAGCATCCTCTTTGTATTCAGGATGACTATCCATAATCAATGAAAAATCTCGATTAGCAATCAATTGGGCACGTCTTTCAAGCGGTGCATTCTTTAGAGCCTCATTTAGCTGTGCGTTCAAGCTAGATACTTCTAATGCGTATTCTTTCTTAGCTTCTGGATTGTATTTTAAAGGCTTAACGCCAAGACTTTCTTTTCTGGCCTCGTTCGCGAGGGCTTTTAACTTATTAGCATGCGTTGCGTAAATAGCTTCCATGCCTGTTCCAGAGGATAAAGAAAAGGCGTCCTTCTTCTCGTACATCTTAGTGCTCTCGAGAGTTTTGGGCGTCTCTTTGTATATCAGGTTTCCTTCTGGATCCCTTTTATAATCACCGGTCTTTTTATCTTTCACCGGCTTCTTGTATGTATCCCCAGTATAAGTATATAGTTTCTCGCCAGTTTCGGGGTCGATGTAGATTTTGTGCTTTTTTCCGGTTTCTCGATCTTTAACATATATGCCGTCTTTGCGATCGTGGACTCTTTCTGTGCTACTCGCTTTCGAGATTAGCGTTGAAGCACCGGAATTGGCACGGCCTTGGTATTTGATCTTTAGTGATTCGATATCGTTATCAATATACGATTGCTTGTAGTTCAGTTCATGTTTTTTGGCATCAATGACAACCATAGAATGACGGACAGCTCGGGCTAGTTCATCTGGACTCGCATCGCGAATACTCATATCTGTAATGAGATTCGTGATCATTCCCATTTCCAGTCCTTTTTCTCGATCCGTCATAATGTGCATTCCTGCGTACTTGGGATATGCCACTTTTGGATCGAAGTTCTTTAGGCCCTGAAGAGATGGCGCGGTTTTCATTTTGCCATCACTATTCGGTATAACCAATACTGTATCGCCGTCAAAGTCTGCACCGCTTAACTTTTCTGCTGTTTTAGCGTTAATAACCACTGCATCTCGAGCATCGTTTCCGATTAGCTTCTTTCCGGAGGCATCTTTGTTATTAACCGTTAGCTCGGGAATTTCAAATCTTCCGCCATGCGGAAAACGAATCAAGACAACGTTTTCGCCATCCCTAAAATTTGGAGCATAGATCTCTTTTTCTGAAATCTCGGGACTCGGAAGAATAACTTGTGCACGTTGTCTAGGAAGGGCAGCAGCTTTTAGGTGGACAGCAGCAGCATCGCAATCATCCGCAAAACTGTCAAGTAGTTGCTTTCTGACTGCGGGGTTTGTTGTAGCAAGGATATCTTTAAATTCTTCCTCTTTTGCATCATAAGCTAGTCCTAGTTGTCGCTTGGCAAGAGCGATCGGCTGCTTGGAAAGAACTTGCGACGATAGCGATTTGCTCCATTCATCCCAGTTTCCTTCTTCGTTGACGATGTTGAGTGCGGATAGCTTTTCCTCGCCTGTAACCTTGTCGATATAGTGTCTTTGCGCTCGGACGAGCTGATCATCCATTTTGATTGTCGCGCCAAATGGATTCGAGGAATCAGTATCCATTTTCTTGAATACTTTATCCGCTTTATCAACTGTTTTGTTGGTGTTGTATACGATGTCATAGCCGTCTGGGATATTATCAGAATAAACAGCCATGCCTTTCATATACTTGTCACCGTCAACTGCAATTCGAACCTGAGCGTACTTCGCATTGCCCAATGAAATATCATCCACGCCACGTCGGAGTTCGATCAAGCCATCTTTTTCAGCACCGCCTTTGCCATTAGTATCGGTGTAGTTGACATAGACTCGTTTGCTGTCGATCGACACAGGCGGTTCCATAGCTCGAACAGTCATCCCGCCATCTTCGGTATAGAAATTGGTAGGAAGTCCGATCTTATATTTATTGTCGTTTACTTCTTTCCAAGGTGTATCATCCTTAGTCAGAACTTTCAGCGTTGTTTTTTCATTTGTTCCCATTTGGGGAACCTGAACATACTGAATCTTGTAACCTTGCTCCTTTAGCAGAGCAATCGCAGTTTTCATTCGAGTATTGCTTACAGGCATATTGAAGTAATACTCACTTCCAGCACCAACATCGATATACTTTTGTTCTTTGACAGCGATCTTGAGTTGTTCGGCAAGATCGTTCGTCATGTCGTTCCGAGCTTTAAGATGCGGGTCAAGCAAGGCACGAACGGAACTTTCGTTCTTGCCAAGTCGCTGACCAATTGCAACGTTAGAATATCCTTTTTCTTTGAGTTTCCATGCCATGGCCGACTCTTCTTTACGAATTTCAGATTTGGCAATGGACATTCTCGCTCTAAGTTGACTCGTGGACATTTCCATGCTTTTTGCAATTTCGACTTCGGACAAACCTTCTTTACGCAGTTTCGTAACGTGCGCAACGAAATTGCCGTTCCGTTGGTAAGGATTCTCGCCAGACCCCCAAGGATATCGCCCGCTGTGTCTTGGTGTTCCATAGTGGGTCAGTTCGTCGGATTGTTCCTGCTCAACGAGTTTTCGATCATCCATACTTTAACCCTCCATCAGTTCTTTCTGAATGTAATCGCTCGCATATACGATACGATCCATTACTGATAGTATTCTTTCCGGCTCGGGTTGTAGAACCTGAATATCATTATTCTGATAAATTCTAAGCTCAACTCTTGTGTGATCAGGGTGAGCGTCTTCGATTTCGCCGTATTCAAGGAAGAATAGGGCAGCATACTGCTCAAGCTGCTTCATCGATACCGGGCTGCATCCGGTCTTCAAATCATGAATCCGAAGTGTGTCGTTTTCAAATTTGATCGCGTCCGCAGTTCCGAAACAGACAGAACTATATGCCAGAACAATCTCAGGATCCATTCGAAACGCAATAGCATCATTAACGTAAGCCATTAGATTCGGAAAAATGTAGTCGATATCGATTGCTCGACGAGGGATCCTATGCCCACGAATCAGAGAAAACAGGACGCCATTCTTTTCGGATTTCGTAAGCTTCATACGCGATTCGATTCGGTCTTTTGCATAAAGATGAATCGAGGTTCCGAGCTCGCATGCATAATAAGCTTTTAGCTTTGCATCCATCAAATCATCCAAATTCTCTTTATCCAACCAATGATAGTTACTTGGACTAATGATTGCATGCTTGCCCTCAAGATTCGAATGCTGCTTGTAATGCACAAAGTACCTCCTCTTTGTTCTCTGGATAAATGAAACGAGCAAAGCTCAAATCATTCATTTTCGAAACATAATAGTCTTGGTTCGGTTGATGTCCTGCTTTGGCATCTTTCTTGCATTCGAGAAGCGCCCATTTATTTTTATAAAGAATAAGGAGATCGGGAAAGCCCTGAATATAATTCGCATCAGTCTTCAGGACAATGCTTCCGGGATACCGTGCTTTAATTTCCCGAATCAGACTGCTCTGAAACGCACTCTCTCTTTGAGACATCCGATCTCCTCCTCTGCAAAAATAAAAGGAGATGTTTCCATCTCCAGAGATAGGTTCCAAAAAGTCGTATTCTATCCCTCTATTATAGCATATGTTTTTCACGCGAGGCCCGTTTCTCAATAAAGGCCTTTTCATTGAAGTTTTTCTTCAATTTCAGCGTGTTAGCAATGGCTATATCAATTTTGGCTCGACTTCTCAAATGATAGTAATATAGATCTTTATATGGAGTATTCATTCGATCGATTCGACCGGCAGCTTGAACCATTGTCTTATAGCTATAATTCTGGCTATAAAATATCATGGTATCCGTCTGCGTACAGTTCCATCCTTCCGCACCCGCAGTATACTGGACAAGATACGCCCATCTTTTTCCGAGAGGGATCTTCTCATGTTTGTGCCCGTTCCATTCGCGAACTTCAACCGCATCGCTAAGGGTAGCCTTGAGTAATTCCAATTCATAGTCAAAGTTGTAAAATATAATGGCAGAGCCACGGGCGGACAATATCTCTTGTACAGCATGTAACCGGTTCACGTCTTCGTTGACCACTCTTCTAAGTAAATAACAGAGCGCGGCAACCTCCTGTATGGGTTCATCTGCATAAGGATTCCATCTCCTTCTCATGATTGTATTATACTTTTGAATATCGTAATTCGTATAGACAGTCTCGTGATGCTGCACAGTATCTCGTTCGAATGGCATTTCGACAATAAGACGTTTCCTTAATGCCTCAAGTTTTTTGGTTCCGACATATCGATCGATTTGAGGATACTTCGCAAATCGTTTATAAATGATATGCTCATCTATAAACTCGCTTCGGTTTTTGTAGAAGCCATTCGCGATAAAGACTGGAATGTAATCGGTCCATGTATCGCCGGGAGTAGCTGACAAAAGGATCCATAGATTCTTTTTAGCGATTTTTAAGAACGCCTTAACCCATGTGCCACTCCCAACTACTCGCTGTTCATCAAATATAAAGAATGCGTCAGTGACATTTGCATATTTTTTGATGTTATTCCAACTATCAACGCTCACTCGAATGCCAGCTATGCTGTTTTGGGGCAAAAAAGAAAGGCCGAAGAATCGGCACTCATCTTCCCACTCGTGCGTATCACGCTTTCGAGCAGTAGTGATGATGTACAGATCCTTCGGTTTTTTGGGGTTTTCAAGTCTTTCGTCAAACTCACAGCTTTTCCACACAAAATATCCAAGCGCGGTTCTACTTTTTCCCGAACCAACTCCACCGCAAAGAATACAGCCGTCTCGAAGTTCTTCGATAGCTTTCGTTTGATGGGGATACAGAAGATTAGTATACGTCATCATTATCCTGATAGTCGGCGTAGTCATCATCGAACGTGGTTCGTTCAGCCTTCTGAACGGCTTGTAGTTCGTGCAAATATCCTTTCATTGTGTATTTATCTCCATCATAATTAAAGCTGCCGATCCGAAGATTAATTCGTTCAAGACGAATATCATCGAGAATGCCAATAGTTTCAGCACTCAGACGTCGGCACACTCGTTTGCCATCAAGGGAGGAGTACAATTTGATCGTTGGATTTCGTCGCCCGTCATCTGAAAAGGCAACGTTAATATTTGTCATATACGTCGGAGGCTCGCCTTCCTCGAGAGCAGGCATGATTCGAACGTTCCATCCATCGGCTTGAAGATCTCGAGCAGCTTCTTCGGTAAGAACCAAATTGAATTGCGGTTTTCCCATGTTGAAACGATCTTTTTCGCCTGCGAAGTTCGTGAACATAATGCACGCATTTTTCACTACGACATTGGTATACGGACGATCCTGATAAACAGAGTGCTCAATATCAATAGTGCTCTCGCTGACATTGTTTCCATTAAACGTTCTCATGATTTTTCTCCTTTTCAAGTTCGAGGTACTTATTCAAATACCAAATTGCTTTTGAAACGTCTTCCGATCCATTTTTCTTTTTGTGACGATACAGATACTTGAACGCATTGCAGATGCAGAAATCCTGTGTAGACTCGACACCTTGGGTTTCGACCATAATATCAATGCATTCGAACTTTCCGGTTTTGTAGTGATCCGGATGGTTTACGCGCTCTTTTTTAGTTTCACTCGTCTCTTGGGCTTCCGATGCTTTCGCCAAGGAACCACTCAATGTCTCCAAACTTGGACAGGTCGTCGACTGCTTCGTCGACAAGTCTCCGATAATAGGACTCATCTACCGTATCCTCCTTCTTTAATTCTCGCAAGAACTCGGCTTCGCGCCATCTATAGTCCTTTGCTCCTGTTACTGAATTAAATTTTCCATCTTGCTCGCGGACAAGTCGCGCTCCACCAGTCCCCGGAAGAACAGGGCAGAACTGGCCGCACTTACCGACGAATATCCTGTTGTGCTCATCTTCTCCGAGATCTTCATCAAAATCAAGATACATTGCTGACTTAACGCTCTTGGTCTGACAATAGTCGTCGAAGACAATGGGTTCTTTAGAGAACAAGGTCTTGAACACATACGGCTCCGCGAATTGCTTGCCAGTAGCGGTCCACTTACCCGGATCGTCAGGATCGTCCTCGGCCAGCTTTGCAATATAAACGGCGTTGTTGACCAGACAGATCTTTTCGAAAATGTGCTCGATCTCGAAGTCGTACCCGTATCGCTTGCCAAAAGCGATAATATCTTTCTGTAATTCAGGGGAGGGATTGAGCACTTTAATCGAGTCAGTTTTGATGTGGATGACTTCGCCACCTTTCTCATGCACATAATTCAGGAGATCGATCATGAACAGCGCGCCACGCTTGGCAACAATATTATCAATGTTGCGCGGATCGTGGAAAGCATTATCAAAGTGCGCTGCGGTCAAACCGTACACCGAGTTAATCGCAATCTTGAGCGCCTGAGACAATTGTTTTGCTTTGGCCGGATCGGTCAGATACTTAGCCAGTTTTCCGCCAAACATCTTTCCCGCTCGCTCGAAGTCTTTATGCTTGATCGCGATTCTGGTATTGAGCAAGTCGTTAAACACTACGGTATATTGTCCGAACAAGTATTCGCTTGTGATACTATGCGGATGCATGCTGGCCACGTCAAAGGTGATGACTCGCCCATACATTCCCGGTTTAGACCAAACGAATCCTCCTTCTCCGGGGTCAAAACCGCCATAAGAAGATACCGATTGTTTCAAATCACTGACTTTAGTATCATTTACTACCAGATATTGATCCACGCCCCGAGAACCTTTTTTAAAGCTGTATCCGGGAAAATAGGGAAGATCACTTCGTGCTTCGCCAAAAGGTTCTGCCATCATTTCAGGAAAGTTTATTTTTAAGAACTCTTTTTGAAGAGAACCATCTGAAAGATGAACAGGTTCGGCAAGATTGCGATAAACGAAAGAACTTTGAGGATTTTTTACAGTTCCAAATATTAATCGCGTGGTTAGCTGATTCGTTGTATCGTTCACCGTTCCACCAGCGAGATCCGCCAGAATCTCTCTGGCAACGAAGTCGGCCTGCCTAGCATTGAATACTGCTTCGGTCGCGAGCACGTCATTATCGCAATACTCGGCAACCAATTTCCATTTGTCTTCGGGAACCGGTTGATCCCATGGAAGACCGAGCTCCTGATGATGAATACCAAGATCAATCTCGAACTTCTTAAGGCTCTGTTTAGTGGAGCTGAAGTCATAAACATCAGTATAACTAATGTTATAAGCCTGACCGAACATGGCAGCTTTATCACCGGAAATGATTGCTTGGCTAATTTCGTAAATCTCCTCAACGCTCTTTCCGAGATATCGAGCGTAAAGAATGTGGTTATCGTACCGACGACAGTTAAAGCCTACGAGCTTTTTCTTGATAAGCTCCGAAATATCTTGCTGACTCGGATTGATCATCCGGACGCATTTACATTGCGGACCAGCATATTTCCAGTTGACGAGCAGCAGGTTAGGGAATACCTCGATATCGAAGAACACGATCGCGTCTTCTAGGCATTCATCTGACTCGCTTATGGCTTCGCTTTTGTACTTCATCTTCATCGCGATTTTTGTACACCGATCGCTCTGATGGGTGCTTCCCGCTGCAAAAGCCAGAATCGTAGGTTTCATGTCGCTAATATCATACGACATTCCGCTATCATAAGCTTTATCAAGAATGTCGTTAATCAATCCGATCGATGATGCAGTTGATCCCACAATCTCTTTACGCAAGTGACGATTGATGAGTCGTCGAAGCCCTTTTTCGCTTTTTACTGCTTTCTCATTTATCACACTCGTTTTCTCCTCTTTCAACGGCAAGCCACTAGAAATTGTAGCAATAGGAATATCATTGCATTTAGTCAACTTTCTTCGGCAACTACTTTTTCCGGTGAACACTTTAACTTCGATATCCGGAGCATAGAGTCGTTGTAACTGTTTCGGATCGCCTCCATCATAAATATAATGCAGATGAACCCCGGCTCCGCCTTTGCTGAATTCCGCGTATGTCTTTGGCCATTTAGACGCAGCTTCGAGATTTCGCTCGACCGATTTCTCGCCATGCTCGTCCTTCAAATCAAAGTCAATTACTATGTGATTTTCGGGGAGCATTACATAGTGCAGCTTGTCCGTGCAAATATCCGCTAGTGTCGTCGTAACTTTGTCCCACGCAATAATCGGGGTGCCGTCATCAGTTGCATATTGTGCAGGATAATTAGCGTAAATATCATCCAGCAAAGACTTTTCGTGATCGAGCTTCAGCCACGATTCTTCTTTCGGTGCTTCATCCTTCATTTTCTCTTCGGGGCGAAACTTTTTTCGAATAAAGCCTGAATAATATTTTCGAATCTGTTTGCCGTCTATGCGCTCGACATCCGAGTAATGCTCGAAGTAATTCTTCAGCTCTTCTCGAAATTTGTACATAGGCAGCTTGGCTTCTGTTCCACTATCTTCGCAATACTCCTTATACATTGCATACGCGAGTTTAAGCGTTGTGGAATCCTGCTGATCGAAAATATCATATTTGTCTTCGACAAAGTTGAAGAAGAAGTCCGTTTTGTACATCATGTCCATTGGACGATAGGCATTGTAATAATCCTTACCCATCTCTTTATAGACCTGAAGACAGTGATAGGCGATAGCACCCAGTTCGAAATTAACCTTACTCATTAAGTTTTGATATCTATTGAATGGGAGCTTTCTGCCGCTTGGCCGAACATCAATCAGCCGTCGAATGATACCGGATTTCGCGTCGGTGATCTTGACAGGACGATTAGTTGCCATAAATAGAAAACAGTTAGCGCGGGCAGTATAACTCGATTTGTATTTCTCGTTCATGGTCATCATCTCGTGAGATACAATCGAGTTCAACTTTGTATTGTCCTCGATGCGGCTCAGATCGCCATCATGCTGAATCGCGACAAGAGGATTATCCCGAAACGCTTCAGTAGCAAACTGGTTATTATTGCTGGCAAGAGACTTAGCATCGAAACTTACGTAATATCCCTCGAACAGTTTTTGAATGATATTAAGAATGGTGCTCTTGCCCGCTCCAGCATCGCCATAGAAGACCAGAAATTTCTGGATGGTCGTGCTTTCACCGGATACAATAGCACCAATTGCCCATTCAATTTTAGCGCGTTCGTCGGGATCATAAAGCGTCGATATAATCTCGTCATATCCTTCGCAATTCCCAGACTCGAGAGGGTAGGGGAGAGACTTCGAAACATAGTCCGTCTTTACGACCGGGGTATTTGCAAAAGTTAATTTGCTATCGAGCTGATGGCTGTTATCCGAAAGATTGTTCACATAGCTCTGAAATGTTTTCCACGAATTGGTGGAGTAATCCATCATTGTTCGCGGGCGAAGAGTTGCTTCCGGAAATATCTTTCGGGTCTCGTCAATCTTAGCTTCAATGTCCTTGTCAATAAGACGCTGTACGTCATAGCTATCCGTCGTCCATAATCCACGCGCATCATCCCAGATTGCATAGAATGCTTTGCCACGAATCATGAGGTCTTTGCTTTTACAGATTTTGAACTCAGGATATATCTCGATGACGTCCTTTTCCTTTGGAACAGTCCGCGTCCTGATTTGACAAAAATCCATGCCGTAACCTCCTTTCTCGGCTTACACATTTGTAGTAGGTGTTGTTACAGTTGTGCAGTTTTCAACACGGTTTATAAACTTTTATATAAAATATATATTCTCCAAAAAACTTTTTAGTAGTAAAAAACTGTAAAACTGTAACAGACCCCCAATTTTTCTAATAATAGCTAGAAAAATGCTGTTACAGTTTTGGTTTTTTGGCCTTTCAAAACTGTCACACTGTTACAGTTTTCTGTCACACTTTTTCCGTTCGTCGTTAAGATTTCTTAACACAAACCGTAAATTTTCTTCAAAACCTCAAAAACGCATTTCAAAACTGTCACAACTGTTACAGTTTTGCTGAAGAAAATATCAGCCCAAAACATGCAAATTCACGATAAAGTTGCTCCCTGAGCCATCCGCATACTCAACCGAAATGGAACAGTTTTCGACCTTATCGATCACCATAATTACGACCTTTTTAAACTTCGGAGCGCCCGTTGAAGCCGCCGTAAAACAAGTTTTTTCAAGGTATTTCATTGCTGTATGAAACATTAAAACTTGGCATGCCCGATCGTTGAATGGGGTAATTTCGACCTTCTCGACCGTATCATCGCCAAGGTGCAGCGGAAGTTGTTTCACCCATTCCAATAACTGCTCGTCTCTGGCATTCATATAATTAGTGCTCTCCTTTCAACTTAGAAACATTCCGGAAAATTCTCCAAAAGCCACGCCTGAGCCTGATACCAAGTCTCCACCCGGCGTTGATCCTCAAGAGTCCGACGAAGGGGGAATAGACCACCCACGCCATTTCGACTATACAGTCGATCCAGCCAGACATTCAGAATATCCTCCACCAAGTCTTCGCATCGCCAGTCATCAAACGACTCGTCATCGAACTGCATCAGATTCAAGTTCTCGATCATTCTCCAGAAGAAATATCCATCCGTAAATTCCGGATTGCTGTCGACCATCATATCCATAATGTCCTGCGACAGAGCAATCAGCATCTCCAAACACGAACACGGTCCCAAGTCCGTCCAGCGTACTCCAAAGTAAACGCCACGCAACTCGAGACCGTGCTCTTCCCAATTGTCGTCCCTCGGGACAATTCCGATAAACTCTCGATTCATCAAAATATCAAAGAGTTTAGTATAAGATCGACCGACCGGTGTTTCTCGATCGATGAAACGACGAAGCCATTTTACATACGCTTCACGCTCCTTTTCAGTCATCGTAAAATATCACTCCTTTTTGTCAAACAGAATAGACGGATTATTAATAACATCGATCGCTAGATTCAGGGCAAAAATAGCGTCTGTTCCTTTGCGGTTATCTCGAATATCTAACAATACACGGGTAATTTCTGCCCAGTCAACATCCGCATAACTAAATCTGTATTCCATAGTCATACTCCTCACAGCCCGATTTCGTGTGCCAAATCTACACCAATTATGCATGTCGGCCACATATCGATAGGACTACGATTATAATATTGGTCAATCAGGACTGCACGTATGCGCTTCCCCAAATATACTTCGATCGTCCGATTATATGACGGTCCAAGTTTTCTGTGTTTCTTTGCCCAATATATTCGTTTGTCCTCTCTCATCATCGCTCTAGCATAGTGTCTAGGAAACGATGGGTCTCGGGGATTCACCATATATCCGAGGCGAAGGCCCTCACGCCATCTCCTTCGATACTCCGCTTTAGATTTCACAAACTGACACTCCTTTATTCCGGCAATTTGCCTCTCCGGATTCTTTCACCATTGATAATGATGCCATGCTTTTTAACATACTGGCACCAACGATCCATTTGGCGAGTACTTCGTGAACACTTTCGGATGTACACATCCCTTGATATACCTCTACTGGCATGCCATGCGCGTTCCTCTTCCGACATCCTCCCCCACGAGAAACATGCCTCAATCATGTATTTTATTCTGCGCTCCCGATACTCTGCTCTAGATTTCATGCCATACGCTCCTTTCAGTCATCATAAAACACTACTCCTTTAGCGCAAAGCATGGGCAAAACAGTTTTCTTCTTTCCGGATTAACAAGTTCTTCTCGGACATCGCACCATGAAATATCACGGTAATCTATTCCGACCAGCTCTGTTTTGCAGTGCTTGCAGAATTTGCACTTGCGACTTTTTCTCCGCCATTCGTTCTCCGGCGACTCCGTTCGCGCATCCATAGGAACTTGCTCCTCACGGTTTAATTTCAAAGCTGGGAACAACATCTGTGTGAATATAAAGCTTGTAATGATACGGGTCAGTATAAGTTCCGGTGATGTCTTCAACGACATACATAGTGTAGTCATTGAGATAAATATAATTCTTCTTATAGGAATTCGGCCCGATCTTGACGGTCACAACAAGTTCTCTGCTTGAGTTATTTGAAATAGACATCGCACCTACACACTCGAGAATAACCTTGTCCGTTCGAGCGTTATAGACCGTAATTTTTCGCTGTGATTCAAAGTAGTCGGCCTGCTTGCTGATGTTGGCATTAACCTTATCTGCTTCACTGCATCCCGTCGTGAGGAACAGTGCGCCAGTCAGCATACCTGCAAGAATAAGATTTTTAATTTTCATAACTAATGCTCCTTCTTTTTAAAGAATATCAAATATTGTAGATAGCAAACGAGCACTCAATGTAGAACTTACACAACGGGCAATCTTCATAATTACCAAAAGGGCATTTTTCGCATTGCTCCCCAGTTACGTCATGATCGAAGCAAAAATCATACATATTATCCATCAGTTCTTGCATTCGTTTCTCAATGAGATCCATACAACATCACTCAACCTTTCTTTTCTCCGAGAAATAGTATTCGACGAGATTATACCCTTTAGGTTTTATTCTGGTAAGTTCGATTTCGCAGAATGCCCAACTGCCAACGTCATTGTAATTCGGAAAGCAGCCATAATAGTCTCCACCACCGCGTCCATTACCGCAGGCGGTCAAGAGCGGCAGAGGATGAACGCAGACGTCATATTCGTAAGTTTTATTATCAACGACCCGACCATTTGCATACGTACTCCATTTAGATTTTTTATGCCATTTATTTTTCTCGATATAGCTTTCGAGATCAACATATTCTTTCGTTGTATGGTTGATAAGATACCCTCGCCGTTTTTTCATAGTTAAATATCCATGAGGCTTGGGGTGAATGCAAAGAGGCCCCTGCTCGTTTCCCCATACTTCATGACAGATTTTCTCAAAATCATCTCGAGAAATATGTTTCGTATAGGTCCCTTCCCATGGAATGCTAGAATAATCGCCAATCCATGCAACCTTCATCGGATTCTTCCAAATTTGCGTACATACAGCATTTACAAAATTGTTTCCGATATAAGAATGTTCCATCAGTTTCCAGCCATTATCGTATTCGAGCGGATACAGCGTAGAAATCGTTCCGTCTTTTGCGATTAGCGTCGGCATATAATACTGGCCCATAATGTCCTCCTATATAGGTCCTATGTATTGCTTACTCTCCCAACACAACTTGATGATAGCTTTGATGAATCCTCGTCACCTCATAGTCACAATGCAGTTCTTCATTCCGAACATACAGCGTATTCTCGTCACCGCTCAACTCAACCGCTTCCGCTCCGAAATGATCGAGCGTATCCGCACCGATAAAACGCTCAACATCCATAACCGCCTCTTCAGCATCATCCGCCAATACATCATCGACGGCATAATATGTCATGGAAACAGTATCATATCGACCTGAATATCCAGCGTCGAAGTCATCGATCGAGATCAAATACGGTGCCTTTTCTTCTGAGTCGGCGCTCTCTGAGATCTCCTGCAAGAGATCCTGATCGATGTCATCGTCCTCTTCAAGTGGCTTTACGGGCTCGATTTTGTTATAATCCGTGAATTGATGCTTTGATGCCTCAGAAATGCCCCTCAGAGGCGTTCTAAGGGGGCTAGAATCGTTCGTACCCGTACTCGTGATAGTTTCCTTTACCTCGACATTAGATGCATCACAAGCGTTATTATCGGCCATCAGAAGCATCTCCTTCCGATGCTTATAAAGTCGATTTCCGAGGTATGCAAGACCCACACTGCTGCCGACAATGATAGCAAGCTTCAGAATTTTGGTTTTCATAAGTGCTCTCCTTACTCTTCCAGAAGATCGTAAATGCTACCTCTTACGTTAAAGTCCAGAATGATCGAATCTTCTTTGCCATTGATGAACCGCACCGATCCGTTCTTGGAGAAGATGCCAAAGTCGACGTAATAGTCGCCGTTATTGTCATCTTCCGCGCCCTCTCTCGGAATGTACCAACCAACGACTGCACCAGCCTTTGTCGAAGAGAAACCAAGTGCTTCATAGACCTCATTCAGGAACAAATATCCGCCATGCTCATGATTACGTCTTGCCAGCAGTCGATCGTTCATCTGATTCTGAACCTTCTTAAGGAAGAAGAAGTTGTAGCTCTGCTCATTCTGCCAATAGTCATTTCCTTTGGTAAAGACCTTCGCATACATGCTATAGTCATTCGGATTCGAGCAATTACGATTAACGACCGTGACTTCTTTCTTGTTGCCGTTCTCGTCCGTAATCGTAACCTTGTCAATCTCTTCCGCCTTAATGCCGTGAAGGAATCGCCAATCCGCTTCGTCGCCGAGTTCATCCTTGACGTTACCACGATAGCCGTTGAATGCCTTCGTCGTAGCGGTCAGAGCAGCAGCCGTCGCCGCATAACGCTGAGCGAGAATATGATGGCCGCCAAGGAAGCAGGTCACACTCGCCGCATACAGAATAGTAGCAGGGGCATATGCTTTCGCGAGGTCGACGCACATAATCGCTTTCGTTTTCAGAATATCTTTTTGCCTATCATCCTCAGTATAGGTATCGTTAATCATGAGCGCATCAATCTTAGCCAAACGAGTTTCTTTGCGAGAGAAAATATCATCAACTTTCGTCGTACCCCTCGCAGTTTCAATCAGCGCGCCAGCACCGGTCAAAACACCCGCACCGAACAGAATCTGAGGCATATGCTTATAGACGATCAAACCCATTCGTTTCATACCAGTTTTTACAATAGTAAGATTCATAGTTTTTATTCTCCTTTCAAAATATCAATTAGTTCTTGGATTTGGCGCCAACCGATTTTAGCCATTTATTCGTGTAATGGCGAGCAAGAAGTTTATGGTAGGCCACGCCCCCGCAAAGGCCCAATGTAATGCATAACGCAATCTCTGCTACAAAACCATACGTCTGCAATTGACAGTGGTGCGTGTCTGCAATTTCGCGAAGTTCAAGAGGAGTGAGTTCATTCTTCATAGTTTTATTCTCCTTTCAAAATATCAAGAAGCGTAGTAGTTCCATTTACGCCGCGTTTCCAGTCGATCGATCAAATCGAAATTCGATATCTGGTTCCCGATTCGTTTTCGCCACACGGTCGTTTTTATAAAAACATCACATCTCGGGCATCCGACCCAGTAGTCTTGAAAGAATCCTGATCTCGGGTTCGCAGACGCCCCGTATCGCTGAGGCAAATATCGAGCTGTCGCCGCACCTCCGCAAAATGGGCAGGAAGCTAACATGGTGCTCTCCTTTCAGAATATCAACGATATAATCCAGCAGCCTTTTTCGTTTGTTGAACTCTATTCTTTTTTGCTCTCACATTCGCACGATATTCAGTAACTGCTTCTCGCTGCCGGTCAACATTCTTCCTCCAATTGAAATAGGCCTCACCAAGTCATGTGACAATTGGGTTCAACGCAGCGATTCTTGCAATCTCTCGTGCAAGGGCTCGCCAAATAACTCGAATGAGGAGAGGTCATTTTTACTCATTCTCCTTTCCCAAACTGAGATATGCCTTATAAGTAAGCGAAGATTCCGTTTGAGTAATCTTACTATTAAGTCCTCCGACTTGATTATTGATCTCATAAGTCATACGGCATTTTGACACATCCTTTGCTACATTTGCTACATGATAATGAGAAACAGAATAGACCACTTGTCTGCACTTGGGGCAATCACATGTTGCATAGAAGCAACCCGCGTTCTTCGAAAAGAATTCTGTAAAAGAGTGTTCATGTGTATCTTCCGATGTGTTTCCGGCTGTAAACTGCGTTCCGCAGTGTCGACATATGAACTCGTAAAACACAATCTGACGGTCAGGTTCAATCTTCATGCAATTGCTCCTCCCAAATGATTTGTAAGAATCGTTTTGTGAGTGTATCCTTATGAAACATTGGATCTCCTAGCCTATCGACTGCACCATTCCAAGCAAATCCGAGTTCAAGAGCTATGACTAATGCGGCAGATATTGCTGCATCGTCGACAGAAGAATTATAGTATTTGACCCATGCTTCTTCTATAATATCCAGCACGTCTTCCTCGGAACCTCCCGAACTAGGAATCATTCGCATCGAAAGATCTATCAGTTCTCCGAACATATCGATGGACTCTTTTACATCTTTCAGTTCAGTAATCATAATTTTTGACCAAGCCCTCCTATAGCCATTTTTCTTATCGCCCACTATGGGGCGCTGATTTAAGATAGGCAGAAAACCGGACGGATACCATACAAATAATCCGCACAATCGCTGTACGGGAGGCCGCTGCTATCGACAAGGGAGAAGTCGAAATAAGACCTATTGGCTCTATTGGATAACCAGTACCATTCGATAGCATCACCCGAACTCGATAGAGCGATGCGATTTCTAAGGTTCTTCATTGGCTCCCACTGAATAATAGAGCCATCTTCCGGTATGCCGTAATGATTTTTACCAAAAATTTCTCGTTCGGTTGGAAGACGAAGAAAGTCTCCATTGGAGAGATGGCACATTTTGTCACGAATTTCAGCCGGGAATAGATCGATGATCTCGGAATTAAGAACCCTCCGTATTTCGGAAAGTTCATACCCTCCGTCATTAGATTGTTTCAAATTCATAGGACGTAATCCGGATAGGCAATTTTCAAAGCAGAAAAGCATGGCATTCGGTTCTTGTTTTACAGCGATAGCTCTTACCTCTTCGCCGTTATTAAACATGAACGAAATGACATCGCCGATTCTATAAAAATCATTTGCTGTAATCTCAATAGTAGAACATATCTTCATCGAATGCACTCCCTTGTTTTGTAACACACTTATTCTTCCACTTTAATGTCGTCGAAGATAACCGGAATCGTTTCTTGAAGTTCTTTCAGAAGCGGAATCATCAGTGCCCGCATCTGAGGATGAGCAGCTTTAGACGTTCTGAGTTCGAGAATATGTCGCCACTCTGCATAGTTGGTCGTCATCACCAGCTTCGTAGCAAGGGATAGGGGGAGAACGCAGCGAGCATCTTCGGGTTTGAGGTTTTTTTTGTTAAGGAGAGTTAAATAGTTATGTTTTGCCATAACGCAAGTATCTACCCATAATCTAGCTTCATATGTAGAATAATTATGAAGCCATTCGGGCTTCACAAAAGTTAGCTCATTGCTGAACTTATCCTTACTGTAATTACAATATCTAGTGGATTCCTGCGCGAAACTGCACAACCTATGACGAACCAACTCATTCGCAATCGCTCGATCAGTCGTGAATTCAACACTCAAAACAGAGTGCTCGAGCATAGCAGTATGACCGAGAGTGGTCAGCATCTCCTTAATTTTTTGATCACTCGATCCGTCATCGGTAATCCTGTCTTCGCTGCGATAGCACGTTCTGGCAGCTTTTTCGATGACATCGCCGGGATTCCAGAGAATGCGATAAGACTGCTCAATGATTTTCATTTAAACACCTCGCCAAACATAGACTTGATGCCCATATAGTTGATAATCGCTTCGGATTCGGAGCGCGTAAGCAAAATATATCCTTTCGTATTCAACGCGAATCGCACATCAGCAATATCCATTTCATCGATGAGCTTTCTAAGCATGTTCACCTTATCGAATCCTTGGTGATCTTTAGCAGCCTTAATATAAGGATCATAGTCATCGATAACAGCTTTCTTTTTGCAGTTATACTCTGCCTCAATCTTAGCGAGTTCCGCTTGCATTGCGGCATGAAGTTCATCATCAGTCATGCTGGACAGTCCTTCATGGGAAATAGCGATAACATGTGCATTCTTATTCATTTTTCGAGTCATCTCCATTCACCTTGTTAAGAAACTCATTGAAATAATCAGCAAATAATGTGATTACATCCTCTCGCGGCATTCGTCGAATCGTCTGTGCAAGTGCGATGTAATCGCTCTGCCGTTCTTCTCGAATCTCGGCCTTTTTTATATATGGTTCAAAGGCATCATAAACGGCATTCTTTCGCGCACAAAACTCATCTTGAAGTTCGAGAACGATTCCATCTCTAAGTTTCACAAAGTTCTTAGACGGCCATTTATCAACGACTTTGCTAGGATATTTTTTTCCGTTAATAATAATCGTTTGCCCATCGCGCGTTTTAATAAGGCTCGCATTCATTACCATTCAACTTCCTTTCCGAGCAACACCTGCTCGCATGCCATCTGAATCGAAATATCACGGTCGATTCCTTCGTCCATCCACCGCATAGTCAGGACAATCGCTTCCTTAATATATTGCTTATCTTCAGTGCTATCCGGATTAAGCTCAATCTCATTTGATTTTGCCCATTTGCAAATATCTTTAACTTTGACTGGTTTGGCCATACTCAGTGTCCTCCGCATACTTTTCAAACATAAAAAACTCAAAATCATGCTCGCAATCTTTGCAAAGGATGTATTTACCGAAACGCCCCGTATCCTTACTGACATGGCAAATTATATATTGAATATCGGCATAGGTTTCACAGGTGTTCATATCGAATTCTTTTCCACAGCGACTGCAAGTCTTAATTATATTGAACCTCCACTCATCATCTTTGATAACTTGGTTGCAAATATCTTTAGCTTTGACTGGTCTGGCCATTGCTCTGCTCCTTTGTCGTATTCTTCAGCTCGCCAACAACCTTGTTAATCGCGCCCGTTACCCAAGCAAGTGTAAGAATTGTGGAGATTACGCCTCCCACACTTCCAGCACAAAAGACCATCAGAATTTCACTCATGATTAAAACCTCCTAATCGTTACTTATCATGCAATTCATCCCAACCATCATCCCAAGTCGGAAAATCCTCGTTGAAACGACGAGTTCTCCGAAGAGTACCACCGAACAGAAATGCTCCAGTTAGCAGGGAAAGAGTGCCGACTGCCAACAAAGTCACCGAGGCTCCAAAGAGAGAGCCATTGTCCATTGCCGTGGCAACCATTTTAGTGATTTCCTTCTTGTCCATATGTCAGCCTTCCTTTTTGATTGGGTATTTCTTCTCCAGTGCCATAATTCCGTTATCCGCACGGCACTTTTTATAATCAAGACAATGTTTCACCGCATCAATACAAACCAATGCATACTCCGCAGCTCGCTTCAGTTCTTCTTTAGTAGCTCCAAGCTTGACCATACGCTTAAATAGCTCGACCGCCTTTCCGACTAAGATTCGATGATAATGAATATCGATATTGATTATTCCAATGCGCCATTTATTCCTGTAGTCACGAGTGCCGACAATATCGATGATCTGTTGAAAAGTCGTTGCATTATTCATACTCATATCGCTACTCTCCTTACACCGGTTCAACTCTAGGCATAACGATCAAATATCCACCCGGGACTTGTTCGTAGTTCGGATAACCGCCGCCAAAAGATTTCCAACCCCACTTTCGGTCCGTATACTGACTGGGTACACCAACAGTACTGTAAAAATCATCAACGGTCACATAACCGTAAAGCTGCATCAGATCTTCGAGTTTTCGGCATACACTCTCGGCTTCATCGCGGGTATTCACGACGATCTCATCCGGAGTAATACGACGATTGCGTTCTCCAGCGTCCCCTCGCGATCTACCGCCATAATCGTACATAGAATTATAGGGGAGAGGGTTATTTCGAACTGTCGTAGATCCCCCTTGAGATCGACCGCGATTTCGAACTGGTTGGCCAGTGAGCAGTGTCGATACCAAATCGATTACACCGTCCGCAAACATCTTTTTAGCCGAGGGAATGAAAATATCAAATACAGCATTCGTCAAGCGATCCTCGATACTCCCGTCGAATATATTATCCATAATACGTTGTCCGAGAGAGGCTTTTTTTACCGTAGCGTTTCCCTCAATAACTTTTTCGACTTTCTCCGTTTTCGCAGGAAGATTTTTATTGGCGTTCTCTTTTGCTGCATCAGAGTTATTCGGATACATGGGAACGCCTCTGTTTTCACTCATAAGTATTTTCCTCCGATCCGCTGAAGGCAGTCTGGAGAATTCCGATCGCATTAGCAGCCTCATCGACAACACTATCTGTCGTCGTCTGTGTTGCGTCCGTAATCGCAGCGACAATCGCCAAACTGGCAATACTTACGCAGGCCTTTGATAGTCCTTTGGAATTCGGCAAGACGGTTTTAATCGCGCCACAGATGATTGTTTCAATGCCGATGCCGACAATCAGGTTCACAATCGCCTTAACGTCATCAATTCTCATTTGGTGCTCTCCTTTCAAATATGTATTAATGCTCATGGTGACCGGGATCGATATAGTTATTGATAATGATCGGAGCATTTTTATTTGGAGCCTCGTCCTTCTTTCGCTGACCCATTTCAAAGGCGAAGACGACCCCCAAAATAACAATCTCGATCAATGGCATAAAATCATCCAATGTTTTCTTTCCGCTTTCCTTAGCGGTTTCGATCGCGGTCTCAGTGGCTTTAGCCGCGAATTTCTGTGCCACTTTTTCAAAGAACAAGAATATCCTCCTTTCGTAGACGGCGAAAAGAAAAGGAAGATGCCAAGTTTCCTTAACATCCTCCTTTGAGTAGATCCTTAAATATCATTAGCTGACCGTGTAGTCGTCATCATTGCTGTCGCCACGATCCTTACCGCCGAGCAGAGCAGCACCCAATACAGCAGCGCCGATCCCACAAGCAAACGGAAGGACACGGTTGCAAATAAAGTTTTTCACACCGGCCTTCGTAGGCTTCTGGATACGAGCCTGCTTCTTAGTCTCCTGCACCTGTTCGGTCGTAACAGTTTCCTGAGCAACAGTCTGATTCTTTTCCATAAGTCAAATCCTCCAATAAATTTTATTTAAGAGTTTCCTCTCTACTATAAGCCTTGCAATTTTCGCGAGAAAGTATAAGAGCCCATGTTTCCATAGACTCTCGTACAGGACAGATTATAGTTCGTTCGATTCGTCGGAACAGCTGAGCTCGACCCAACAATGGTATTGACCACAGGGAAGCTGATCATATCCGGGATGGGTCTTTTTCCACGGGCAAACGTCACAGTTATAAACGTTTTCCGGATCTCCTCCGAATTCCCGCATGAGATCATTCATGCTTCCGTCCAGTTTCCATTTGATAGTTGACCAATCGCGCTTCGCTTGATTCTTTTCCATATCGATAACCTCCTGATCACTCTTTTTCTGTCTATTATACGCTTTGTATTTTTCGCGAAGTCCACGAACTGGTAGGAGCATATACTTCATTGAAGAATCTTAATAGAATATCAAGGATTCCTCTCTCATAAGTATTAAAATGCCGAGCAGCCAAACAATCAGCTACTCTATTGTCTTTACTGCTGAGAAATACGGCAACGTTATGCTCATTGTCTGCGATACCAACGTAGAAGACATTATTCGCCAGTAGAATATGCGAGTCTCGACGAAGCCACTTATCTTGTTTATGAAAAGAAGGAAACCGTTCTTCGATCTCTCGAAATGCGTCTTCCAGAATATCAGGATCGTATTCAACGTACCATTGGGCAGCATAATTACCAGAAGCGTAGTAATTGCCTCGTCCCATAATACCTCCTCAAAAAATAAAAAGAAAAGAGGCCATGAAGACCTCCTTCTCAATTTTGGATCAGAATCCCATATGCGGATACAACGCAATCATTCCCCACAACATAACATTAACAATGAAGATTCCAACAAAGGCACCAAAGTTTACACCCATCCAGAAATAATTCTTTTCTTTCTGCGTATACTCCACGTCTGTGTTGTCTTCATCGTCAAGTCTATAGAAGAATTTGTACAGCTTTTCCATCATGTGGTAAACACCATCCTTTCTACTATGGAGCTTGTTATTTTAGCGAGCCATAGAGAACTAGTCTATCTGCTTTAATGGATTTCTGCACATCGATAATACGCTGATTAGAGCTGCCACGCCACAAAAGCGAAATATCTTTCTTGCTTTCGATGAACGGGCCGTCCACGAGTACGTCAATATCCTTAAGCAGCATGTGCATATGGCCGTGTCGACAATCATCCATCAGTTCTTCCCACGTATACCCAGTCCAACACCAAATATCTTGCGTAGGCGACTGTCTATGCCGTTTAATGTCACGCGCTATAACGCAAAGCATAGGTTCGTTTTCTTTCTCGAAAGGTTCTCCTCCGAGAAAACTAAAGCCATCATGATTTTGAGATTTTGCATAAGCAATGATCGTATCCAGCATTCTGTCAGTGACCGGCTGTCCATACTCAAAATTCTGAGCTTCTTGGTTAAAACATCCGGGGCAGTGTCTCCTACATCCGCTAACCCAGATGCTCATGCGGATACCCGGACCATTGGCAATGTCATAAGGAACGATTTTTGCAATGTTCATGCTTCAACCCCGCTTTCAGCCAGTTCGACCGGCACGCCGTCCTTCATCACGCCATCCGTATACCAACCATCCAGAAATTCGGCACTCGGCTCAATATCATAGGTGATCTGGTAAAGACTCTTTCCGTCGACATCCACATCGAGTAGATCGTGGGTAATATCAATCCAATAGAATCCTTCCGTGACAGACCATCCGATCATTTCAGATTCGGGTGTAACAGGAATGCCCAAGAAATAAAGGAATTCACTCAGGGAAGCATAGCCTCTAAGAACAAAGTTCCGATTAAAGTGATATTCAGCGTCCATGACTTCGCGCTCGTATCGCTGAAACACTTGATGCGTCATAGGCTCGATGAACGTGAATTTACCGTCCGGGCAAGTCAACATTTGACGATGGTACTCCGGATTATTCCTTGTGATTTCCGCCTGAATTTCTCGATCAAAGTCCACGCCTTTTTTCTCAATGACCTTGTTTCGATAATCGGAATATGTCTTAGTTGCTCCGGCGTACAGTGCAGCCATGGCCGCGGTTTGTTTCGTGCTTATCGCATTGCCACTCATAATGTATCCAATCGTTACGCCAGCAGTAATAGCGGTCGGAATATAGGTCTTGGCAATGTCGAGTCCCGTCGGTTCGAGCCCATCTGCGTACATGTCGGCTACATCCATCGTAGCTTTTGCGCTGGATACAGCCGTTCCGATCACACCGACGCTACCGAGAACACTCAAGATCGTAGAGGCATGCCGTTTGGTAAAGCGAACCAGATTCCAGAACGTTTTAGACATAAAAGCTCCCCTTTCAAATATGTCGTTTTATAAATCACTTATGCGCAAGATAACGACCGATGAGCCATCCAATGATGAATGAAGAAATAAATATTACGGGATCAAACTTCATAATTGGGTCACCTCCATCCAATGCCAATTCCGAATAAGTACCCAGCAAGCTATGTAAGCAGAATAATGGCCCCGAATGTAAAATGATCAATCACCACTAAAAATCACCATACCTATCCATGCTAAAATAAATGCGCAAATCCAATCTATCATAAGTGCATCACCCGATCTCTAATCTCCGCCGTTCGCCCCTGATTCCAGAATTGGGTTCCGATATAGCCGCACGTTCGTCTGGCCACGTTCATCGTTTTCTGATCACGATTGCCGCATACAGGGCATTCCCAGACGAGTTTTTCGTCATCTTCTACGATCTGAATTTCGCCGTCATATCCGCATTTTTGGCAATAGTCTGATTTTGTGTTGATTTCAGCGTACATGATATGGTCGTACATATACTGAATTAATCGGATTACTGCAAGAACATTATTGTTCAGATTTGGAACTTCTACGTAACTGATAGCACCACCCGGACTCATTTTCTGGAATCGACTTTCGAAATCAAGCTTTGCAAAAGCATCAATCGGTTCGCGTACATTAACGTGATACGAATTTGTAATATAAGTGTGATCGGTTACTTCTTTAATGACACCGAATCGTTTGCGTAGACACTTAGCAAATTTGTACGTCGTGGACTCAAGCGGGGTTCCATACACACTGTAGTCGATATGCTCTGCTTCTCGCCACTCCTTACATTTGTCGTTCAGCCGCATCATAACTGCAATCGCAAATGATTCACCACTAGGCTTGGTATGACTAACGTTCATAAAAGCCTGACAGCATTCATACAATCCCGCATATCCGAGCGAGATTGTTGAATATCCATTGTAAAGTAGCTTATCGATCGTTTCGCCATGCTTTAGTCTGGCCAGAGCGCCGTGTTGCCAAAGGATTGGGGCAACATCTGATACCGTTCCCTTCAGCCGTTCGTGTCTGCATCGCAAAGCACGATGGCAGAGCTCAAGCCGCTCGTCAAGGACAGTGAAGAAATCTCTCTTTTCTTTAATAGCAGTGAGCGCGACATCCGGAAGATTGATCGTAACGACACCTTGGTTGAAACGTCCATAGTATTTCGGCTTTCCGTCCTCATCCTTATAAGGCGTAAGGAAGCTTCGGCAACCCATACACGGATAGCAGTCGCCCTTCAGTTCCAGCATCAATTTTTCGGAAATATAATCCGGAACCATTCGTTTAGCCGTGCACTTGGCTGCCAATTTCGTCAGATAGAAATACGGAGAATCTTCATGAATGTTGTCTTCCTCAGTTACGTAAAGCAGCTTGGGAAATGCAGGAGTGACCCAAACGCCAGACTCGTTCTTTACTCCCTGAATACGCTGATTCAGCATCTCCTCGATAAGCATGGCGAGGTCCTCTTTTTCTCGTGGATTCTCAACTTCATTCAGGTACATCACGACCGACAGGAAAGGCGCCTGCCCGTTAGTTGTCATCAATGTAATGACTTGATACTGAATAGTCTGGATACCCTTCTGAATCTCTTTTCGGAGACGACGATTTGTGAATTCGTCAACCCATTCCGACAAATCAGGGCATTCCATATCCATCAGACTCTCCATAACTTCTTTACGAATCGCTTGCCTCGAAATATCAACAAAGGGAGCCAGATGCGCAAGGCTGATTGTCTGTCCGCCGTATTGACTTGAAGCAATTTGAGCGACAATCTGCATACCAATATTGCATGCCGTCGAGAAACTATGGGGCTTATCGATCTTCACGCCGCTAATGACCGTTCCATTTTGCAGCATATCTTTGAGATTGACCAGACAGCAGTTGTGCATATGCTGAGCAAAGTAATCTTCATCATGCACGTGAATAATGCCCTGCTTGTGCGCCTCCACAATGTCTCTCGGAAGAAAATATCTTTCCGTCAGATCTTTAGAGACGTATCCGGCCATATAGTCTCTCTGAACACTGTTGATGACCGGATCTTTATTGCTGTTTTCCTGAAGCGCTTCTTCGTTTTCCTGATCGATCAACGATAGAATCTCAGCATCCGTACTGTTTCCTTTACGGATCTTCTCTCGATCATATCGATAACGAATATAATCTCTAGCTACGGTCGCATAGCCGTTTTCCATCAAGGCATCTTCAACCATGTCTTGAATTTCCTCAACATGAGGCGCACGATCAAGTTTATAGCACATATCGCTCACTGAGTCCGTAATTTTCGCAATGTCTTCGAATGGAATTCGATCATTGCTTGCCCTCGTGATTGCGCCTGCAATCTTCGTGTTGTCGAACGTTGCTTCCGTTCCGTTTCTTTTGATGACTCTCATCGGAAATATCCCTCCCGCATATTCGTGACGCGCCCGTCTACGATTTCGTATAAAGTAGCTCTCTTAACTCGGTCTTTCCAGTTTTTAGGCGCCTCTTTTTCTCTAATGTCAAAGTCAATCTTTTCGGTTTTGCTCCACTTCTTGAGTGTATCAATAATCTGAACGTAGCCCATACCCGGCCCGGCATATTCCATATAGATTCGAGGATAGCTATCATCCGGGTCGATACTACTATAAAGTCTCATCGTATTATCAAAATCACCAAAATGTTTTAGAAAATCAGAAAGAGGGACAATCTGCTTCGGATCATCCGCCCATGCCTGAATCTCAAATTCTCTTTGCACGTTTAGTCTGCACCTCCATGCATATGTCATATAAAAACAGAACAGAAAAAGCCACACGAGTAGAAGACACAAAGTTGCAATTTCCATGGTTAGCTTACCTCGCTTTCGAGAATCGACTCGTAATATCGGATTGCAGTTCTGAGAACTGCTGTCTTGCTCATAGTTCCCATTTCCATGCAATGCGTAAGGATATCCGCATCCTTAGCCGTCAGATAAAAGCTTTCCCAGCCTTCCGTAACCGGATTGATATAGTCGGATTTTTCAGTGACTACGCAAGCGCCCATTGTATCACCTCAATTGTTAGTGAGTGAAGAATTCGAATATAAACGACCAGAAGCACGCGCCATTCAGGCACAGAAGTAAAAATATAAGTACAGCAACCTCTACGATCGCTGTACTCTTCTTTTTATTAGACTGTTCCGGTGGCTTCGGTTTAGAAATATGTTTTTCATGGAAGTCCCAATAGTTTGGCGTCACGTATGCATTATGACTCAGAACAGAGTCATTTACCAAATGGGCGTATATGTAATCGATTTGTGCCTGTTGGGAGGCGAGAAGTTTAGCGTCCTCGATCAGCTTTTGTTCAGGAATATGGGAAGACTGAATCATGCTCGGGGAAATATATTTTTTATAAAACCTCCAATATTCCGTCGTCCCGCATACGTTGCGATTCAGATCTATTGAATCTTCGTCAAGAACCCATATACAATTCGGGTTGTTGCATTCAAGATCTATTCCAACAACTTTTGGTTCAGTCGAATTATGATAAAATTCCTCGTCGCGTTCGTTCCCGTCATAATCCGTATAACGAATAGGTGGCGTTTTCCCGATCACATATATCCCCTCCTTTCGATGCATGCCGTTTAGACTTAGAGCACATTGAATCGAGTTCTAGGTTTGCTGTCAATGTCGAAGTCAATAATTCCATACGGAATACCGTCCTCTCTCATGCCAGTTGTGATATAAGGTTCGACTTTCGTCGGGCTCCCCCAGCCAACTTCGTCGCCCATATTATTCGGGGTCAATTTCGGATTATCCAATGCCTCATAATAGTCATTCAGTGATGCGTAAAAACTGCCAAGAATCTTGTAATTGACATCGTTGAACGCTTTCATAATTCGCTCATGCGTAGACCAGAAATACCTTCCGCTATACGCATCAAAGAAAAGAGACTCACCCTCGTGGTTTTCTCGAGACATAGCTGCGACCTGATTGACCTGCTTCTCCGCTTTCTCTCTAGCCACCTGATCACGAATTTCTCGTTCTTTCTGTTCACCGATTGTCTCCACAACTTTCTCCCGGTAGTCTTTTGCCATGCTTTCGGAAAGATTAAGCAGAGTAGTCAACGCCGCAGTTTTCTTCTTGGAAATATCATTAGACTTAAAACCGCAAGCAATGCTCAAAGCCGTTGCTGCAACTGTCGGAGCATATACCGGAGCAACCGTCTTGACTGTTTCAAGCGTACCTTCCGGCTGCTTCTCATCGATCAAACGAACAGCTTTTACCGTCGCTTCACCGCACAACACGACTGCTGCTACCGTACCGATCGAGCTAGCAACAGACAGAATCGTAGAGGCGTTTGTCTTGCCAAAGCGTTTAAGAACTTGGACACCGAAGGCAAACAGATTTTTCATAGAGACTCTCCTTTCGAAATAAAAAAAGAAAGAGCCCACGTTTCCATGAACCCCAACTTTTGATTTGATTACCTAGTCGTATAAATGATGTAGCATACTACGAAGAATATAATTGATAAACCCGTTTTCAACATAATTGTTACCTCCTTTAATCACAAAGTATTCTTTCTATTATATACCTTGTGATTATTGCGAGGTGTCTCATTTTCCGAACAGCTCTGCGATAATAGAGAAACCAAAAGTAAACATAAAGAACGCAAGAAGAAGCGCAGTTCCAGCAAGTCCAATAATAATGTCCTGCTTACTCATTGTCTTGTTTCGTTCTTCATTCTCCATGCGTTCTCTTTCCAGTTTATTTTGATTAACAAAACGAAAAGTATGCTCGGTTTGAACACTAATCTTTTTTCTTGTCGGGTTTTGAATTTTCGTCCCGCAATATTCGCAAAAGAAAATATCGCGACTATCATCTATACTCAAATTAGCCCCGCAATTCGGGCAAGTGATCATCTGCTGCTCGCTCATATGCTTCTCCTCCAAAATCGAAAAAATAAAAACCCGTGTATGCTTCTGACATACGTCTCCGGTAATCCGGTGTCCTACAATTAGACGATTCATTAGGCTAATGCAGAGCCCAATGCCTGCACCTCCTAGGGTAAACTCCCAATAGGGTCTCTATTATAGCCCATGTTTTTCTCGCGAGTTATTCTGTGAAGAAACGTTCAATAATATAGACCGTAGAGAGAATGCCTGTTACAAAACCTATAAACAAGCATACTGCATCTGAACTCATCCGTCAAGACCTCCTTACGAAAAAATAAAAGAAAGAGACCATGTAGGCCTCCTTTAAGAAGCATTCATAACCTAAGAACTGAACGCCCGTTGAATAGTCCTCTATAGGCTTCCATGCACAGATTCAGCATGCGAGTCTTTTCACAATCTGGCATCGTACCAAACTTAATCGATACTACATACTGACGCAACGCCTCGCGAATTTTACAATATGCATCCCGATCAATGCAATACAAAGGGCAGTCATTAGGGTCACGAATTTCTTTATCTGTTAACACGTATAATCTTTTTCCTAGAACATTAATCTTTTTCATATAAGATCACCTCCTACTATATGAGATGCTTTCAACGCAACAAAAAGAAAGAGACCATGTAGGTCTCAATCCTCTTTAAATACTAGACCGAGAATATACCAGTTCCGCAATCATTTCGCCAAAATAATAGATCACATTCATGCGAGTAGCGTCCAAGTCATAATGCGTAACCCGAACAGGTCTTCCTTTAATGACCTCCACTCGATTATATTTTCGAATCAAATCCGAGAATATCTTCCTTTGGGAAGGCGTTTTAAAGTAGAACCGAATCGGGGCATTAAAATCCCTGAGTTCCACATCGCAAGAGTAACCATTCGCGTGACTAATAGTTGTCGTGTACATAATAAGTTCCTCCTTATAATATTTCTATTATAAGGCCTGTAATTTTTGCGAATTATGAGAAATGCTTAGGGTCTTCGTAGTCTTTAATCGATGCTTTGTGGATTGGAGTATCCGAATTAGTTGGCCCAGACTTTACGATGAGATTTACGAGGTGGACGTGCTTCTCGATGCCATTGCCCGAAAACTCCTCGGTCAGCAATGCTAGAAAACCCTCAAGGAATTTGTCACAGGACTCCTGAGACGAATACTTTTCGTCATCCATTTCGAAATCGATCGCAACTTCGAATCGCGCACCAGCCATAAGTTAATCTCCTTTCATGATAAGAAAAAGAAAGAGCCCTTGTTAGGACTCATCCCCTTTTCTAGATAATTTTCATAAACATTTTCATCAACTCTTCCATTTCATGAGCCGCTTCGTGCGCCCTCAGCGCCGCATCTTCATGATATTCCTTAATCACGCATTGTATAACTGAATCATTCGCTTCATCATAAATCAACTGACTTGTCATTGCATGAATGAGACGATCAATGGTTTCCACGTGTTCGATCATGCTGCGCTTACAGATGCCAAAAGTTTCAACGTACTGGGCAAGTTCTTCTCTAGTCATATAAACCACCTCCTACTATAAGCCTTGCAATTTTTGCGAAAAAAAAAAGAGATGCCGTGTTTTCACAGCGATCTCTTCTGAGAGTTCATCATAAAATATCTTTGAAATGGTCAATCACGACCTAGTTTGTTTTTCAGCGTCGAATGAATCGGTCCGACGACGTCTTCGTAATGAAGAATCATAAACGTCGATAGAATCGAGAACCCGCACTTCAGAAGAGTATCTCCATATTTCTGAAAAAACGTCGGTTCGGGGACTGGATCAGTATTAAGTTTCTTGTCCTTAATATCGTACAGTCCCTTCAAACGTTCAGTCAGTTTAGGATAATTTTCTGCAAGTGGATCAGTCGCTCGAATTGTCTTCGTCAGTTCTTCGATTTCGACATCGATGTCGTCCGACTCCGTTACCTCTGGTTCATCAACCTTCAGTCCGATAATTTTCCAAATATTCATGATTTTCTCCTTTCATGAACTCTCATTATAGGAAATGTTACTCCTGCGAAGGCTTGCTAACCTTAAACGTCACGGAATCACGATCTGCCAGAGACTCCACCGGAACATTCAGCATGAGCCGGTATACGTCCTTGTCCGCTTCCGGATCAGAGTGAATTTCAAGCGTACCCTCGCCATTATAGTTGGACGAAGAGATACCCAGAATAGCGCCAAGGAAAATATCAATAGCGCTCAGCGTACCGACGACTTCACTGCCATACGGAAAGCCCCAAATCTTCGACAACGCAGCATAAAGAGTGCCCGCGGCCGGAATAAAATACTGAGCGATCCACTTGATCACGTCGTAAGTCTTGTTGTTCAAAGTCATTTTGTTACTCCTTTCGTTGCATACGAAGATTTGTGAATGGGCAATCGGTTCACTTCCTGCATAATCTTTTTTGCAGATCCGTTTCCGCCCATTTTCTCATATGGCTTATATAAATAGTCATACAGATTTTCATACTCATCCTGTGTGATCCATCCACGCTCAATATACTGCATACCAAGCCAGATGATCCGATCATGCGCCAGCCCGATCAACATTTGCGTCTTAACATCTTTTCGTTCCATGAGTTTCTGTGCAAGTGCCCAAAAACCCGAAGACGCCAAAACAGAGCAAATGATAGTCACGATAAGCTGCTGCCAGTCCACCACATTTTTCACCTTCTATCCGACCAATTTTTCAAGTTCTCTTGGAATATAAGCCCATGCCTCATCGCCTAAGATGAGATACGCGCTTTCGAATATTTTCATACCGTAGTCCGCTATGAAATTACATATCCATTCTTCCGCTTCTGTACGGTATTCCGGCTTCACCATGCGGTAGATGTCGTCGATCAGATGGAAGCTGAATAGCACACAATGACCTATCTCATGGATCAAAACACGATTTTTAAAGTGGCCGGTTAAACGATTTGACATATAAATCGTTCCTGTTCGAGGATCCGTCGTTGCCACACTAAATCGCCCGTCTCGATCCATGAGAATAGGGTTATTAGGATTTACATGTTCCAGCTTCCACAAAAATCCATTTAAGTAGAAGCTATTCATAGACGGTTATCCCGGCATTTCGCTGATAAGTTTGTTCATATCAGCTTTAATCCGCTTCTTGAGCTCGGGGTCAGCGCCTTTATAGATTTCGCGCAGGGTTTCGATCGTGTCCGATACATGCTCGCTGGCATGCCGATTCATGTCGTCCCAATCCCTCGCTGAATTCGTAGCGGTATAATGTCGCTTAGCTGTCTGGTACTCATTGTAGGCCTGACCATAACGAGGGTTCTCGACATAACGATCACCATCGCGAAGCATTTCGTCAAAATCCTCATCATAGTCACGCGGGCGAGGTCTACGGATTGGCGGTTTACGATAGCCTCGACGTCCGTATTCGTAGGCTTCTTCGTCATTCCGATTATCGTCCATGGCCTCAATAACTTTCTTGTAATAACAGGCTTTCCAGCATTTCTCTCGGGCTTCAGCAAGATCTTTGATCATGTCAACGACTTCGCCAAGCTCGTGAGTGTCCGTATTTTGGACGCCCTTGCTAATCTCAGTCTGAAGCGCTTGCGTGATGGTTCGTTCGATTTCACAAAGCTCTTTCGACTTATTCATCGTTTCATACATCTACAAGTCACCTCCTCAACTAACTCGGGCAATCCGCAAATTCATGTTCGCAGTCAGAATAACCGGAACCGTTCCGGTATTGACCACGCTGACGCGATTCAAATCGCAGCATGTGTTTTTGGCGTATGTCCCAGTCGAAACATTATTAAACACATTTTCGGCCGCAGGAGAAGATACTGCAACCGTTGCTGGAATAGCAACCCCTCCAAGTGCAATAGCGAGCTGAACAGGTGTATTCGCAGCAGCACTTCCGATATTTCCAGAAAAATCAATCTTGTATGTTCCACCGATTGCACGAAGTTTCACAGAAGGGATCCCCTTAGTAAAGCACTCGCCACAACCCGTATGAAGCATAACCGTATCGAAGGTAACAGCTTGCCCCGGTAGAACCGTCTGGGCAGCAGAATTTGTGAGTTCAATCATAAATATACCTCCCGAAAAGAAGTAGGGGAGAGACCCCCGATTAAGAGATCTCTCCCATTTTGAATTAGCTGTAGTTTCCGCAGCAGGTCTGTCCGTTGTAGTTGAACGGATTCGGTACATTATAAGCCGGAACAGGGCAGGGCTTTAGCTGACTGATCAGATATTCATTCTGATTCCGCTGAGAAACAGCCAGATTCAGATTGTTAATAAGCTGATTCTGCTCAGCGATCTTTTCGTCCTTCCGAGCCATATCAGCAGCTGTCATACGATCATTAAGTGCACGATAGTTCATGTTATCGTTGTTAATAATGTCTCGAGCCGCATTAGCAATAGATGTGGTAATCGCGCAAGTGTCAGTCGCCATGCGATACTGAATATCAGCAAGTCCCTGACGATTCTCGCAGCAGCAGTCGCCGAGCTGACGAGAAAGCGCGTTCGTGTCCTGCATCTGAGCAATACCCATTTGCGTAATACCGTTCTGGATGCCATAACCAGTCTGCATAATCGTGGTGTTGATGCCATTCATTTGAGCGAGCTGGTCATAACCAAGAGAACAGATACCGCTATTGATGCCATCGAGTTTAGTAATGATACCACTCGTGTCGAAGCCTCTCTGTACTTCGGAGCCTACCCCGCCGCTCATGCCGCGATCCATATAGACAACGGTAGGAGAATCAGCACCGAAATTGTTATTGCGTCCATTCCAATTTCCGCCAAAGAGCGCAAACAGAATAATAAGACCCCACCAATAATTATCACTGCCATAGCCTCCGCCCATGCCATTAATAGGGGCGGTCAAAGGAATACTGGGAATAGAAGAACCAAACATATAACGACCTCCTAAAAATAATATTTAACAACAAAAAGAGACTTCTCTGGCCGCGCGCTCCTTCGAAATCTCTTCGTCGTTTTCATTATTTAATTTGGTCTACACCAACCGCTTAGAGCGGAATGTGTAGCTGATTCTTAAAGTAGTCCGTAGCCATATTTGTCGCCTCTTCTTTGGAAACACCATACGTCTTACAAAGATTCATAGCGATTTCTTGGCCCTTTTGTGCGTCACCGGACTGAATAACCCGGAGCATTTCCATCGCTCTAGGATTATTGGTAATATTAGAATTTTGGAGTGCCATGTTTAGCAGCATGTTCATCGGATTAGTCATGAGATTCGTCCTCCTTCTTTGCTACAGTCTGCTGGTTGTTTCGATGGGGATTGAAAGATTTGCCAAGTCGTTTTTCCATTCGGCCGAGACGATCGAGAATATCATCGAGTTTCTTATTCGCATCATTGTTACTAGATGCGTCATCAGCTGTAGTTTCTTGAGAGGGAACGAAAGTACGTCCTTCAATCAACCCGTTGTTTCCCCACCATTTGACGTAAATCACTTGCCCGTCTGCGCGAGGGAAGAAGGATGCAGTGCCATCCATAGGAACCTCGTTCGGACGAATATCTGTGTCAGAATTTACAACTCTTCCTTTCAAATATGCCTGACGAGGTATCGCTTGGGTCTGGGACGCATAGGGATTGCTTTGGACAGGTTGCCCCATATTATATTGCCCGTACTGATTCGGGTACTGAGGCATATAGGCTCGTTCCTGATTCGTTCCGGGATACTGCTGCATAAATCACGCTCTCCTTTCTTTTTCTTAAATTACATTTCCATGTACATAACTATTTAGGCTGAATCGAAATATCCATCATCCAAAATATGAGCATTCCGGGAAGTTTCCTCAGCGATTTTTGCAGATTCGAAAAGTTCCGCTCGAGTCATGGAGTCTATTCTTTGGCAGAAATCGTCATAGAGTATGGAAATATCGAGTTCTGTTTTCATTCGCTCACTCCCTAGATTTTGTAGTTAGTTTACTAAAGCGCCCTTACGCTCCCGGCTGAACAGTTGCCGCACTCCAAGTGTCAGACTTGTATACGCCGCCAACGCCATTGATAACCGCGCAGTATACAGACTTGCACTTGGCAATATTGCTCTGCAAGTCGCTGTGATAGCGCACAAGCGCCTCGTCCAATGTGTCAAAGCCGCGCAGATCGCGCACTTCTGTGTTGTCAGTCGCCGTCAAGATTTTAATTGTGTAATATCTCATAACCATTTTCCTCCTTATGTGCCAATCGCTATAATATCAATAATCCCGGTGTATGCGTTGTTAAAACTTAGCACACCGTTTGAATAACTTACATTTGTCACCCAAGAAGCAGCGTTTTCGCTCACATGCTTTTCCGCCAAAACTATCAAGTCATCAGAGTAAATTGTGCAAAATAACGTAGAGCCAAAGGCGGAAAAACCAGCATCGCTGTCGGCCTTAAATGAGAGCACAACAAAACCGTAATCAATTCCGAGGTTTACAGCGTTGTCTTTAGAGGTATACAGGCGTTTGTGTTTAAATTTTAAGTCCGATAAATCGCTCTTTAGCCGATTAATCAAGTCGCCGGTCGCTTTTGCATCAGCAGCTTTCCCGGCAATTGTCAAGGTTGCATCCGTTCCGGCTAATGCTCCGACGTCTTCCGCCGAAAGGTTGACCACTCCTGTTTTTCCGTTCACACTCAGCACAGGGAAACTATCTGCCGTAATAAAACCAGAATCATTAGTCAGATCGCTCGTCTTTGTCGGGATAGGAGTATTCATCGGTAGCGCGCCGATGTCCTCAGCAGTAAGCGTAATCGTGCCGTTGTCTACAGGCTTTCCATTGATAACCAAATTTTCAATTTTTCCCGTATCGCCTTTCGGAATCGTGAGATGCACGACCGGCGCTTCTGCTGTGCCCGTTACCTCAACTGCGGCATCCGTTCCGGCCGCTCCAGTGGACACCTCGAAAGTCAAAGCAGGAGTAACGCCCGTGTTTCCCGTTGGGATTCCGAGAACAAGGCTATAATGCGACAAACCACTCGATGCGTCCTCAACAGTCTCCAAAGACGACGTTGGAGGAGAACCCGGAGGAAGATGCGTTGCCGAGACGTTCATCCTGCGAATGAGCCCAGCGGCATTATCGGCAAGAGCAGCTTTATTGTCAGCATTGGAGGCAGCAGTACTAGCTTGATTTGCAGCGTTATTCGCGTTAGTCGTTGCTTTATCGGCAAGAGCAGCTTTATCAGTAGCATTACTGGCTGCTTCGTTTGCCGAGTTCATAGCCGCAGTCGCTCCGGAAGCTGCTGTATCAGCCAAAGCTGCTTTATCGTCGGCATTAGAGGCAGCGGTGCCAGCGAGGTTTGCGGCACTATTCGCATTGGCTGTTGCCGTATCAGCATTAGAGGCGGCTATATTCGCTTTTTCAGTAGCGGCGTTTGCTTTATCACTTGCCTCATTAGCCAATGTAGCGCCACTCGTTACGTCTGTATAACATTCTTTGATAGAGTCATGGATGGCGTCACGAACTTCTCGTCCATAAATGGCTGTTTTGATTTTGTTTAGATACTCATTGATCTTACTCACAAAATCACTCCGTCCTGTTCCGACTCATCCAAGTGTCAAATCCATTGGGATATCTCCGTCTAAGCTTATCGATGTTTTTCTGAAAGACCTCCTGCATGGGCACGCCAAGCGCCTGACAAGCAAGCGCGATATACCAAGCGATATCGCCAAGTTCCTTTTCAAGAGCATCCTCGTCGAGAAGATGTCCCTGATAGTTCGCTTTTTTTACCATGTCAGCAACCTCTCCGGCTTCTCCAGCAAGACCAAGTGCCGCATTGATGAGCATGTGCTGATGGTCTAGTTCGGGTGCGGTTCGCATTGCCTCGCGATGATATTCATTTACAGTCATTTGGAACTCCTTTCATACTTCCATTTTGAATACGTCGACTAGTACCATTGAAACGATCAGAACTAAAATAATTAGCTCAAAAGTTTGTTCCACGTTTTCTTTCCTACGATGCCATCCGCTTTAAGTCCATTAGCTTCTTGGAAGGCCATAATAGCTTTAAGCGTTCGACTGGCATACTTTCCGGTAGCGGACAGGACGTAGCCGCGATTGATGAGCATCTGCTGCATGAGTTTTACGTCATCACCCTGCATACCCCATTTGATGACTCTGTAATTTCCAACCGTAGAAGGAATAACAGTTTCATCATCCTCAATCGGATCAGGTACTGCTCCAATAGTAGGATAATCGACACCTTTGAGTTCGCCCCAACAATGCCACTGATTGAGTTTGCTCGTAGTCACGCCGTAAAGGGTGCTCTTGGCTTCAATGATCGTTTTGTCTCCAACATACAGACCGGTATGGTAATAATCGTCGTTCCTGACTTTAAAGACAGCAGTTCCCGGAAGAATCTTTGTCATGGCTTCTTCGGTCAGCGTACCTTTTGTCGTACACCATTTTCTCCACATCGTATTGCTTCCGTGATACATCTTTCCGCCAAGTTGTTTAAATGCCCAAGAAAATAATCCACTACAATCGGCTACTTTATGGCCAACCCACTGCTGACCGTATTTGATAGCCATCTCGTTCTTGGTGTTATCTTGATCTTTCTGGGTCCATTCGCCACCAGCTTTTCCAAGGATGTACCCCCAATTATTGTCGAGAGCATATTGGAATTTGCCGATAAGATCGTTGGGTTTAATGCCCATATACAAACCTCCTCCAAAAATACAAAAAAGAAAGAGACCGTGTTTTCACGATCTCTTAGAGATATATTCTATCCCTCTATTATAGCACATGTTCTTGACGCGATAGGGTGCTCGTGCTATGATGCACATAGAGGTGATCTTTATGTTTGAGAAAATCGAAAAGTGGCGACATAAGGAAACTGGGAAATATATGTATCGCTATATACCTTACAACACAAGCATGCCTCCAGTCCAAAGCTGCGATTTAGTCGAGACTGTCTATTTGCATGACGACCCCAAGGTCTGGAAAGAGCATGAAAAATCCCGGCAAAAGACTTCCATTTTGAATTTTGATAAACATCTGCAATCAGAATGCTTGTAAAAATTCAACGAAATATTCGATGCAATTTTGGTCAATTTTGTTCCTTGGTAAGGATGAGGTCGCCAGTTCGAATCTGGCTATCAGCTCCAGGCAGTCGCCTCTGTGAGACAACTCACAGGGGCGATTTTCTTTGTATTGTTAGGCTTTTCAGCTTCTCTTCCTCTCTTGGCGGGGAAGCGCCGCTTGCATCAGGCCTCGGTTTCCAGCTAACATTTCGGGCACATTTTCAGACTCCCAGCTAATTTTGGCCTCTTGACGGCCTTGTTGATTATGCGCCGAATGAATGCGCATAGCCGCCTGCTAACAAATCCTGCTAACACGCAGAAATCTTTGCATCAGGCGCGCTGCTGTGTACCGAGCGTCAGGGATTGCAGAAGTTTCCGGCACAGCTCCGGGTTTTGCTGAATTTGTGCCATCAGCGCGGACACATCCGCGCTGTCCTGCGTCTCACCAGACGTTTCCCGATGCGGATAGAAGCTGTTCTCCACCAGCCGTGACAGAGCGCGCTTCTCGTAGTCCAGCGCCTCGTTGTAGTGGTTCATCAGGACCTCCGGCGACTGTCCGGCGTTTTCCGCAACCAACTGATAGTTGTTCTGCGACAGACGTACCTTGTGCATCTGACCAGACTTGCGAAGCCCCTGGAAATCAATGCGTTCATTCTCCGGTATACCTATCCGCTTCTGATGCTCCTTGAAGCTCTTTTCCAGATTCCTGGGATCGACAGGTCGCCCATCTGTCTGGCAAATCAGCAATCCGTAATCCCGATACTCTTCACGGAAGAAAGCCTGATTCTCCTCGATCCGCGCCAGTCTCTCGTGCAGTTCATCCAGCAGTGGCGTAGTCAGATACTGTTTCCGATGGCTGTCTTCCGTTTTCGGCCCCTTGAGAATCATGCTGCTTTTCGAGGTAAGCACCTGCTTGGGAAAGATGCGCAGTACCTCATGTTTAGGCAACACGCCGAGTGCGCTGTCTGATACGCGCTGGATCTGTCGGGTGATCCACAGGCTGCCGTCCCGGAAATCGATTGTACCTTGAGAGAAAATGGGCAGGACACATGAACCTCGGGTCAGGAATTGTTACAGTCTGCGACATATTGGTTACTATCCAAATAACCTCCAATTTCCTATTCTAATTTGGTGCCATAAGCAATGTATATCACCATCTATAGCGACCTAAGCTTTTGGAGGCTAATTGGTAAACACAAAGTGGCACAATTTCATCTTAACCAAACGGCGCTCCGGAATTAACTATCCAGAGCGCCGCTAATTAACTGGAGGAGCAACATGATTTGTTACCTTGAATGATAAATCAGTTGCTGTGTATAACTTCATGTAAGCCCCTCTATTTGAACGAAGTGAGCCTGTGAAAAAAAGTCTGTAAAAAGGTGAAAACCAAGGTGATAGGATAAATAACATAGGAGGTGCGCCAGTTCGGTGCAAATGATACAGTACGGTGAAAGTCCGAACCCGGCAAAGCGTAGCGAGCAACCGGTACTCAGCCTTGGAGCAGTAGAACCTCTGAGCGGAGAAAGTTTCTTTTTGACGATGCCGAATTGCGATACAGAATGTACCAATATATTTCTTGAAAAACTTTCAGAACAGCATCCTGACGATATAATCCTGTTGGTATGCGATGGAGCTGCATGGCATAAGTCGAAAGCATTACGTTGTCCAGAAAATATACAGCTTCTTTCCATACCGCCGTACACACCTGAAATGAATCCTATCGAGCAAATCTGGAAACAAATTCGCTCGATGGGATTTAGGAACGAAGTGTTTGATTCGCTTTCAGCCGTTATGGAGCGTTTATGCGAAACCATATGTTTGTTGACGACAGATATGGTCAAAAGCATTACTGGTCGTCAATGGATAATTGAATGTTTTTAGATTGAGAATAGTATTAGTCAGC